ATTGCTGTTATAAAATTTATCCTTGGCATTTTTTATAATAACATTGACGGCTGTGTTGTTGATTGATTGTTGTCCATTTGTATAAAATTCGTTAGCCTTTTTCCAAGAACCTAGTCCTTGGCGTAAAGACTCTTTTTCTGCTGGTCCTACTGGAACACGGAAAAATTGAGGGCCGATTGCGCCGCTAAGTTTACCTGACGCATCAATAGATCCGGTAGGACGGTGAACTATTTTATACCCCCTAGCGACATCTAGGGAAAGCTGGGTAAAAGTAGAATCTATAACTTCATCAACAGATTTTATAATCTGTCCCACACCTGCTTGAGCAGCAGGTGCAATCAGTTCTTCGCTTTGAGAGGACAGGCGAAGAGCCTGTTTTAATGCTTTAAGGTCAGACAAAGAAAAATCACTTGCTTGATCTATTTGATTAAACAAAGTTCCTTTGTAATCAACAAACCTGTTTTCACTTTTAAGCCTCTTAATAGTATCTTTAATAGGTTGCAAATCAAACGTAACACCTTTTCCCATCTGGGCTTCGGCTAAGTCATAAGCAGCTTTTGATTCGGCTCTAAAAAGATTAGCAGCTAACTGGGCACCTTCCACATATTGGTCGGGAACACCTTTAGCGGGAATAAAAGCTTGCTCAAAGGCTTTAAGTTCCGTTTTTACAATATCGTCAAGGTTACTTTGTATAACATTAAAAATTTTCTCTGGATCAGCCATTTTTATGTTGAACATCGCGGCGATAGAATCATATTCACTTTTTAATAACTGTTGTGCTTCCTTCTGAGTAATAGAGCCGCCTTGTAGATCCCTTAATACCTTTTCCATAAATTGAACATTACTTCTTGCCACTGTTTGATTGGGCATTATTTTTTCGTTCATGCCGAGTATTCTACCCGTTAATGCCTTACCCGTGACAGCAAACACTGTTGGACGAGCACCTGCCTTCACCATCTGCCCGTAATCAAGTCTAGCTTGTTCTTTGGCTATTCTAGTTGACTGTTTTGTGGTTTTACCCGTGGTTGCTTTTATTTCTGCTATTCTTTGGGATGAAACCTGTGGACCGGGTCCTTTGAATACTCTTCCCAGCCCCCAAGAAAATACACGTCCTGTTCCCTCAAAAAAAGCGGTAAGGGGGCCTTCTATGGCTATCTGCGCGGCCACTTCTCCAGCGGATTGTCTATTTAAACCCTGTAACCATTCAATCCCTTCATCTACTGCTTTGACAGCCATAGCTGTGGTTCCCACAACGGCCATAGCTGGCCACCAACCTAAACTCGATGCCGCAATACTTGCTCCAATTGCTCCAGCAACAACAGGTCCTTCTTCTCCTCCAAAATCAGCTAGATCGAGTGCAGAAAACCCAGGCTTGTCAAAGTAAATCTTACCCGTATCACCAAGACCGTATTTACGGCGAATTTCAGGAGCAACTTTAGCTTGGTCAATAATAAAAGTATCCGGACCTACACGCTCAACGGTGTCTTCTCCAAACTTTATGGATAAGAGATTTTCCTTTTCATTATCGTCGTCCATGCGTCCAACTTCATAACGCAAAAAAGCATCTTTTATCTCACCCGTAATAGTTTCTGGTTCGACCTTTGCTTTTTCTTCAACAACGGTGTAATTAAAAGTTTCTCCCGGAGGGGGCGGAGCAAGTTTGCGAAGACGTTCCAGTTCTTCATCCGTTATGGTATCCCCCTCAATATCAACGGTAGCGAGTCCTTGGGGTGTATTTATAGTTATTTGTCCCATTATATGTTCTGCTTATCTTTTGTTAGGTCCCAATGAAGTTTTAGTTTTTTTGGTTTTTTATATTCCGGTACGTTACTTCTTAAAGCCCTAAGTCCAGAAACATTGAAATTGACCTTGGCCGTTTCTCCTCGGTATATGGAGTGAATATCGTCTAATGATTCAACTATTATACGTGATGTTTCTTCAAGAGCACGCGTAATTGCTGCGGGGTTTGCCAGCACTCTTTGATCGAACCCAGTAATCCCTCTCCACACCACTTTTCCGTCTTCTATTGGTGCATCTACAGTAAAACCTAACGCACGAGCGACACGAACACGGTCAGCATCTGAAATAGTTCTGCCGCTTTCTCCAAGAAGGATTGGTGTTAATTTGGCCAAAAGCAAGCGGCCCTTTGTTGAAAATGCGTCAACAGCACCTATGTCTTTGCCATCAAGAAGCCATTTTTTAAAGTCATCTAGTCCTGACCCTTCACCGAAGGCACCCGCAATACCCGCCACCATGGTTCCAAAACGATCTTTAAAAGTACCTGTACCGACTAATTTTTTAGGATCTATTCGATGTAGCTCATCTAGTTTATTGTAAAGATCCCGGTAATTTCTTGACACTCTTCCATATTCATAAGTAAGAGCTTTGAATTCGCCTCCGGACATTAAATATTTAACTTCAGGGATTAGGAGTTTGCCTTTGGTATCCCTCTTAAAAAAAGCCCCTGCCTTCGGATAACCATAAACAGGCCGATAGTTACTTTTGTAATTTTCCCACGGGGCGTAAGGGGCGGCGGTGGCCGGACTAAAAAGTTTATTTAGATCTTCGAGGGGGAGATCCCAAACGCCTTCCCCTCCCTTCTGTTTAAGTAAATCTTTAAATTTAGGGGTAGGCTTACCTATCTCAATCACTGGGACATTAAGGTTGTTCATAGATTGTTTTTGATAATAATCCAAGGATATTGTCATTCCCTCTGGAATAATGACAAATCCCTTTGCGTCTTTTCTGCCAGGAAACACATTTTGTGGAACCTTTGTTGCTTTTGTGGTCATATAATTTGTTGGTCTTAAACGCTTTCTCTCTTCTTCTCTTTGTTCTGTCCGGATTGTTCTTCTTTCTGCCCTGTTTTCCGCATCCAAAGAAAGTTTTTGTTGGATAGCTATTTTAGCGACAGTCATTTGTCGGGCACGTTTATCCGAAGTTTGTTTTTGTTTCCAATTCATAATAGCGGGGAGGGACTTCACAGCACCGCCAGCTATGTTTTGCATAGCATCGGGTGACGTACCCGCTGCTATATTAGCCCCTAGATAAGCTATCAAGAAACCCATCATTTGGTCATCGTCTTTTTCGTCTAAAGCTGGAAGAGCTTTTTCTATATCGCTTTTCAAGTCTTCTATGGTTCTGTCTGTGCCCTCTCCGCTTGCAGTACCCACTATTCTTGAAACGAGGTTATCAACAGCGGCCACTTTTGCATCTGCTGATGTATTTTTCTTTTTCTTATTCAGTAAAGAAAAAAGATCAGCTTGGGAAACTACAACGCCACCTTCTTCTGGATTTACAATATTTTTTACCGTGACAGGGGCAAATCCAAGTCCTTCACCTGCCACACCCCATCCTTCAGGGATATCTTCTGATTTCTTTGTTACAGATAAGGGATCCTCTTCATATTGTTCAGGATCCAGTAGATCATCTGGCGTCCTCGTGCCAAAAGGACCTGTTAAACCGTAAGATGCAAGATTTTTGTCTCGCCATTCCTTCTCACGTTTCTCTGCCAAGATTTTGAGTTCGTCTGATGTATTAGGACTTTGGACATCAGCGGATTGAAGAACTTCATTAACGAATTCCGGTGATTTTGTTTTTTGCAGGTCTATTATAAATTGTTGTGCCTGTGTAACGGGTTGTATACCCATTGTCCCAAGAACATTTATTTCTGTTTCAGTGGGAGTTATCGAAGAACCTAAGTTAAGACCGCCAATCCAATCTGCCGTCAGATATCGACCGTAGTCAAGTGTAGCCTTTTCTAAATCTTCCTGATAAAGTTCTACTTCAGGGTCGTAACCTTCTCCACTTATGTCACTTCCCCCCACAGATAAAGATCCTAATTCACTGGGGGGTAGTTTAGTTTCGCTCGTATAACCCTGTTCTTCTGACATCTCCGGTACTCCTGCCGTTTGAGAAACAGGACCGGACTCAAATTTTATTGAGAGAGTTTTGGCAATCTCCTTGGCGAAATCATTAGCTGAATTTGTCTGGCCTATTATACCTGCTCCAGCCGAAAGAATTTCTTTTTCAAGATCAGGGCGAATAGATATAAGCTCTGTTAAAGCTCTCCGTTCACTAAAACTACGTCCGGAAGCTTCTTCCTTGTCGCTGAATAAATATCCAAGAAGGTCTTTTTGACCCCTGAATCTCTGGGCAAGAAAAGAATCAACCCTGTTTCCTACTACTTCTGCTCCAGCTATAGTCTTTTCAAGAAGTGTTCCGACACGACCCGGAATGGATCCTACAATTTTTCGTGCCATGCTTGGCTCTTCAGTATATTTTTTACCGCCGGGTTTGGTGATTGATTCCGCGAATTCTGCGGGAAACATGGTCATTAATCTTTCGGCATCCGTTTCTGTTCGTGCTTGGAAAAGGGTTAACTGTCTGCTAGGCCGCAAGAAACTGGGGATTGATTTATCCTGGAAATCTCGACCTCGTCCATATATGGGGAAAGAATACATACCGCCGTTATCAAATCTTGCAATCCCTCCTTTGGCCATGGACAGGGAAGCACCGCCAACGGGACTTGTTGCATCCTGTGAAACGGCTTCTATAAGAGGTTGAGAGGAGGCCAGAATACCGGAAGCCTGATTGATGTTCTGCATCGGGTTTCCCACAGGAATCATTCCCCCGCCACGAAACATGTGGCGTCTAGCAAGAACAGAACGAATAGGACGGGCCATTTAATTATCCCTACTTATGGTTTTCCGGAGCTTCTAAATAAATCTGCGAAAGGATTACCTAAACCCTTGTTGATTCCAAAGCCAGCAATCCCCGCACCTATGGCCTGTGACCATGGGCTAGGAGAGGGTGCCGTTGCAGTTTGGAAAGAAGACTGACCGGAACCAATCGAGGGTTTGAAGATATCGCTGATAAACCCGATTCTCTGGAACGGCTCGTAAGCCTGTTGGAGATAGCTTTGCCGTTCAGCATCCAGCATACGCTGTTGCTGGGCTTGGCCAAGGGCGCCTAACTGTGACTGCAGCTGGGCTTGCTGACCCACGAGTCCCTGACCTTGTGCCGCGAGATTCGCTTGCTGGGTTCCGAAGGCGCCGATAGCGGCTCCCCGCCTTGCGGCTTCCTGTGACTGTGACTGACCGATACCCGCCAGGAGACGACCGATACCCTGTTGTCTTTGTTGTTGCTGTTCGAAAGCCTGTTGCTGTAGTTGTCGTTCCAGACCCGTTCCCTGTAACCGTCGGCCCTGGGCCTGTTCGAAAGCCTGTTGGGCCTGACCCATGGATTGCTGGTAACCTGCTGATCGTAAACCAGCCGCTGTACGGCCTTGCTGTTCGAAAATGTTTCTGGCGAGTTCCGTACCCGCTATTCCTTCACGGGAACCTCCGAAAGCACCAGCGCCCACGGCCCGTGCACCAACTCCCTGTTGGGCGATATCCCCTTCCCGGCGTATATCGGATAAAGCTTGCTGGACAACGGCATCTTCATAGGGGTCCATGTACTGGGAAACAGCTGTCGGGTCGAACTGCGCTTGTCCTCCTATTTGAGGCCCACCGCCAAATCTCTGTCCGGAACCACGGGCGGCATCTGCTGCACTTCCGAATAAACCCGGTACCCCCGCGTACCCCTGCTGTAAAGCTTGCAGTCCCTGACCCAATGTACCCGCACCTTGGGTCAGGTAATGCATGTAATCACCAATACCTTGGCCTGTCTGCATGGCTTGCTGCGTTAAAGGATCAAGAGCAGCAACGTGCATGTCCGGAATATCCACGGGCGTTTCGCCACGGGCAAAGGCGTAATCCAAAAGGCGTCTTTGAAAATCCTCAAGATAGGGGGCTTGTCGGACGACTGTTTCTGTGGTGGTGGTTTCAGCCATTATGCTACTGCCCCTTCAAAACGGGACATAAGATCGTACATTCTTGCGGCCCCCATATCCCTGTTTCCGCCCCCCGCTCCTCTGACGGCGGCTTCTGTCATTACAAATTCACCATTCGATAACCGGGCAGGAATACTATCGGATTTCGCTGTGCCGGGGCCTATTACTTCTCCGCCCCCCTGTAGAAAGCTGGCTAAACCTCCTTCTGCCGCGGTGCGATATTTACTTTTGAGATAATCAGAGGCTTGTGTCCCTGTGATTCCAGCTGTTCTCGCAATCTGTTCGCGGCTGGCTCCCGGTACTATGCCAGATTCAATAAGAAGCTCCCGTCCTCTAGGACTTCTTTTCTGGTCATCCGGAAGAGCAAGGAACTTGGCGTAAGCGGCTTGTTGTTTCGAAGTGGCTGATTCTGGTAAACCTTTGTCTCCTCTTTGATCTTTCCAAGCTCGCCAATAGGAATAAGCAGTAGGACCTAAAGTCGCAGCCGCTTTCCCGTAAAGTCCGGCACCTTTGCCAGTGGGATCGGTAATTTTCTGTACAAAAGTAGGTTCAAGAGGCTTCCATTGATTAGACTTAACGCCAGTATTTTTATTGACACTTACAGTCGCTTCATAGGTTATATCGTTAAGAGTTTTTTGGTAGCCTGGAGAGTAGTCATTGGGGTTACCTAATCCTTCTTTCGAACTAAGTGTTGAAACCGAAGGCGAGAAGGGTGCATCAGTTGATTCTCTTATAAAGCCCACCCCTTCAGGACTCTGGCTTATAGCCTGTTCCAAGCTTCTTTCTGTATCTATTCCCGCGCCTCTAAGTTGTCTCTCCGTTAATAAAGTCTCACCGGAGCGTGGAACCAGTGGAGGCGTTCTTTGAGACGGTACATCCCCATAATCAACGGATGGTGGCTGGACCCCTGCAGCTATGGGAGGTTCATCCATCCAACTTGCAAGAGTAGATGGCTCTGTCTGGACCCCTGTATTTAAAATTGCCGCCGCATCTGTGGGAGGTTTAAAATCCGGTTTATACTCCATACCACCCAAAGCAGACCAATTTTTCAATTCTCCGCTACCTAATATACCCTGCTCCCAAGGACTAGAAGGAGCACCGCTTAATAAATCAGCACCCGCTTGTAAGGGGTTCGTCATACCTTTGGAAAATTCACCAAAAGCTTTATCCCAACCCCCGTTACCTCCCAGACCACCAATGCCCTTCATAAGGGATCCACCTACCCAAGCCGTACCTACACTTTTCAGAACATCTCCCCATGATCCTCCCTGAAGTTTTGTGGCCAGACCAGAAGCGATCAACCCGCCAATGCCCGGTAAAAGGATATTACCAAGAATAGGGGCTATGAAAGGAAGAGCTTTCTTGAAAACCTTTTTTACAGCCCTGAAAATCTTCTTGAAGAAAAATTCCGGTTGCCCGGTAATCGGGTTAATGGAGTTAAAACCGCTTCCCACGACATACCGATTGGGATTCCGGATTCCCATCATACGCATCTGGCGAAACAGGTCTTCTTTTAATCCCGGATTGGCTTCCAGTATTTCCCTTGGGATAATGGCTTCGCCTTCTGCGGCATGAACCATGTAGGAGTCACCGTACCGCCCCAACGTAGCCAGACCATTGGCCAAGGCATGAGGAGTAGGTTCTCCATTATACTTAGGTCCTGTATTCAACATCTCAATACCCTTCGCCAAGGGCGTATGGCGGCGAAATCATTATATAATAATATTTCATCAGCAAAAGACCCATGGCACCTGAACACCTGTAAATTGTGGTATCCTAAGAAATTTCTACAAAACTGCCTACCACATGAAGACGATTTGCATTTGCGGCGGTCACTTTTAATACTTCGGACTCCTCTACTACCAGAGGTTGCGATAAAAGTTCTACCGTTCCGTTGGCTACTGTGGCTTTTACATTGTAAATAACAAAAACCGCGGATGCCGAATCCGTTAATGTTAAAGTAATAGTGGAAGTGCTTCCACTATCATCGGCTACTAATATAGACTTGAAAACAGCTGTCGTTGCCGAAGGCGCCGTGTACAAAGTCGTAACACTTGTGGAAGTAAGATCCACCTTCGCGTTTTTATAATAAGAAGCCATCTCAAGACATAAACCAGCTAAGAGCTATGGATTCATCTCTTCCTTCTACAACAGCGGGAAATTCTACCTTAGATAACGACATCTCGAGATCCCTTAAAATCCGTTGCCACTCATCCGCATTATATTGTTCGGAAGCATCGGGGAAACTGTGATCAAGAAGCTTCATTATCTTCTCCCGTCAGGTCTTAAATCTATACGTAAATCTCCCATTGTCCAAGCTATGTCCGTGGAAGAACTTTCGAGACGTAAAACAGCCTGTCGCGACCTTGCTCTCAAAAAAGATTGTTGCGTAGTGCTGCTTACCGAATTAGTGGAGTTAGTTGTCAGGGAATCGCCCGGATAATTCCTTGTTTTAATGATATAATCAACGGAATTGGATCCCGTGATGCTTACATCGGGAATAAGGCGATCCATGAACATGAACTGTTCGCCATCGCCCAGATCAAAATCAGCTGACTCTATAAAGGAAGTCATCGCGGCACCATCGGCATTGTTTCCAGCCTCGTGACGATAAATGTAGTTTACATCGCTTACTGTACCCGCGGCACGGGGATTATCGTGTATGCCGTAATCCACCCAAGCTGTTCGGCTAAGTGTTCCTATATCCCAGGTATTTTCCGTAAAGTTGTATTTTACATAACGATCTATTTCTGTTGAATCAGCCGATACATAGAACCAGAAAACCTCGTCAAACATCTTGTTGGGCGCCGCAAAGAATTTTTTGGCCTGGGCGAGATTAATATCATCAAAAACGTATCTGAGGACTGTACAGGGAAGGAGTTGAACACGTCCTGTGTAAACATAGAAATTTTCACGATCCATCCAGAAAACCTTGTCGGCTATCGTCGCTGTTGTGTTTGGTCCTACTATGGATACGTTACTCGCCAATAAAGAAAATCCGAATATGAAAGGAGGACCGATAAACCGCATGGCGTGAAGATTGCTGTCTGTCCAGATCAGGATTTCCTGACGTGTTTTCTGGGCCGATATTATTTCTGAACCGGAAGATATTCTCTGGCTTCCTGCTGTATTTGTTGCTGTCGGTGTCCAATCCACAGGATTCTCCTGATCTGACCAGCGAACCATCAGGTAATCTTGCCCGGTTTGACCCGGCGGGTTACATCCAAAACAAACAACATGACGGTCAGCACCGGAAACCATGATACGCCGGGCAACTATAGGGGCACCCGCCGCTCCTGTCTGGCTGGCCAAGGTAGAGGCCCTGGCTCCAAGTCCCAAAGTCGCATCCCAGTAATAGGGCGCACCGTCAAATACATTCAGAAGAAGATCTTCGCCCCAATTATCCTGGGACCATAGACGTATTTCTCCGGATATGGCGTCTATGTCTGCGGTTTTCCCCCATCCTATAAAGGTATTAGCCTCTTTTATAGTAGCATCATCCGCATGGGACGCTGCTGTTGTGCCTCGTGCGGCTCTTACAACACCCGCATCCAAGGTATTACTGCTTTTCCCTGTATACTGTATAAGTTCATCATCTATCAGAATAAGACCCACAAAAGTAGCCGTCGTTCCGTCTGAATGAGCCGCGGCTGTTGTGCCGTCAGCCCCTCGCGTCAAATCCCCCAAGATATTGCTTGTGTTCGTGCCGTAAATTATTTTTTCACTGTCGATAAGAACCGTTCCCTTGGAAGGGAAACTTGAAGAATCCGCCAAGGTTATTGATGAATCGTTAATGATTATAGCGCCATCATTTGTGGAAGCCGCCGTTTCAAAATTGGAAGCCGAAGTCAAGGCAATAGAAGTAGCCGAATCGTTTATGCCTCCGTCAAGAGTTGTTTGCGAATAAGTAACAGCCAAGCCACCAAAAGTTCCAGCCCCCCATCCGGGACCTTCCACAACAGTCTCAAGACCTATGCTGATTTGATACTGGGCCAGTACAGAAGAACCGCCCCCCGCTGTAGAACCGGAAGAAACACTTCCCCCTGTGTCAACTTTATAACTCCAGGCATCAATAATCTGTGTGATAACTTGCTCTTGATTAAGATCAGATGTTGTCAAACCATCTGTTGCCGTTGCGCCGCTAAAAGTAACATAATCGCCCTCGGAAGCACCGTGATCAGCATCTGTCACGGTGATAATACCGCTTCCCGCACTTCCTGTTGTAAAAGGATTGGCCCCAAGCGTGGCACTACGACGAAGGGGGGTTATGTCATTATATCCATCCCCCTCTTCTATATAAAACTTGGACGTTGTACCAACGCCCATTAATTTTAAATTACCAAGCGTAGACCAGACATGCAAAGACCGCGGTGTTCCCGTGAGAGAACTACCACTTACTTTATCCCACCCTCTCATTTTTTCAGGGCGCCCCTTGCGAAAACGTACAAAATCAGAGTTATACCACCCGTTTTCTGTGCCATACGAGGTAGTTTCTCGATTAACGCCAGGGACAAAATTTACTTTTTTAAGAGGCATTTTCTACCTCTTAACTATTAATATAGGCTTTTCCTGCCGTAATCGCAGCTTCGTAAGACGACTTGTTACGCCCGTCATCCTTCGCCCAATCTTTGGCAAGCTGGATTTCAAGATGGTCCGTGTTGCGTTTAACCATCTCTTTTGCCCCGGCTTCTCCGCCATTCATCTTTTTGGCTTCGGTGTCGTCGGCAATGGTAGCATCAATAAGATCAACACTATGTCCCATAGCCGTAAAATGTTGATTGATTTCATCAGCGGTTAAAGATTCATCAGCCATTTAATTTCTCCTTTGGCTTTTCGGTTTTATCAGAAAGGCTCTGGATTAGTAAATTTGTAAAATAATCTAAAGACCCACTAATCTGGTCTGACTGGAATTGTGCGCCTTGACGCTTCTGTTGAAGGTCTCGTATCTGCATGATCCAGTATTGCTCTTGATCTGTCATTTTTGACGGGTCATATTCCTTGCCATCAATGCTGATGACGTTAGTTTCCTCAGTGGCCACAGGTATGGTTCTCCTTCCATTCTTGAAGTTCTTTGACTTGGGCGGATAACTCTTTTACAGCATTAACCAGAATCCATTTAATATCACTACCATCCACACTTAAACAGCCTGTCGTTTCTTGGTTAACAATTTGTGGTAGAAATCCCTGTACCTCTTGAGCAATAACACCAAGTTGAGTGCCTTCCTGATCTATAGCTGCATGTTTGGGCAACTCATCAATTTCATCAGGTGTCCTATATTCAAAGTTACGAACTTGAATCTGGTTTATTTTCTCAAGACCTATGTTGTTATCAATAATATTCTTTTTAATTCTTCGATCAGAAGTCGTTGACCAATCTGCTGAGTTATTACCAGCATAGTTGGCACCACTGTTGGAAGACATAAATCCAGTATTATCTCCCTTACCTACAGCACCGTATCCTATGGCAAGCTGTTGGTTTCCGTTATTAGCACTTGGATCAGTATTAATTCCTATACTAATATTGTTGGCTCCTGTAGTGACAACATCACCAGCCACATTTCCAATAGCCACATTGGAATTTCCTGTGGTCGTAGCTACTCCTGTTCCTTGGCCTACATATACATTGCTGTCTCCTTCTGTAATAGCCTTACCAGCATCATGCCCGATACAGACACTATTTACAGGATCGGTTGCAACTAGAAGAGCATTAGTACCTATAGCAACACTTTGTGCTCCCGTTGTTATACCTCCACCAGCACCAACACCCAAATAAGTATTATTAGCCCCTGTCGTGATAGCATCTCCTGCCTGATATCCTACAGCAGTATTGTTAGAAGCCGTAGTATTGGCCTGTAATGCACTACTTCCGACTGCTGTGTTATAAGCACCTGTAGTATTGCCATACAAAGCTAATCTACCTACAGCCGTATTTTGATCTGCTGTTTGATTAGCTGCTAATGCATTTCGACCTATTGCTGTATTGTAGGCTCCAGTAGTATTTAGTTGCAATGCTGCATCTCCTACAGCAGTATTCTCAGCAGCAGTATTAGTAGCACCCCCAGAATGATAACCAACAAAAACATTATTACTTCCTGTTGTTAGGGCATCTCCAGAATAAGCTCCTACAACAACATTACTTGTCGCTGTCGTTGTTGCCTTGCCTGCACCATGTCCCAAAGCAGTATTGTTAGATGATGTAGTCTGGTAATATAAAGTCTCTGCACCGAGTGCTACATTATTAGCTCCTGAAGTAGCCGTTGTAAAAGCTCCTTGTCCTATAGCAACATTGTTATTACCACTTGTTACTGCATCACCGGTAGCATGACCTATAAGGATATTATGAGAACCTGTTATTGCACCACCGCCTGCTGAATTTCCTATACAAACCGAATAAGTACCCGTTGTAATTCCACCACCAGAATTAGTTCCTAAACAAGTATTATAAGTTCCTGTTGTGATAGCATCTCCTGAATGATAACCTATTACTGTATTTCCATCACCTGTTGATATAAGCAAACCAGCATCTTTACCAATCCCGATATTAAATTGTGCTGATGTAACAGCACTAAGAGCTTGGTATCCAATACCAACTAAATGATTTCCTGTAGTACAAGCATCTACAGCAGCAGTACCGACTGCTACATTGTTAGCTCCCGTAATATTTGCGGTTAAAGCATTTTTGCCAACGGCAACAAGATCAGAAGCAGTTTCGTTAGCAGCCAGAGCACCAGCACCAATACCTGTGTTGGATGCTCCAGTCGTATTGACTCCTAAAGCAGCATGACCAAGTGCAGTATTACTTGCTGCTGTCGTAGTAGCTGTTCCAGAATTATAACCAACAAAAGTATTTGAACCTCCTGTTGTGACAGCATCACCAGAGGCATAACCTATAAAGACATTACTTGCACCACTGGTTGTTGCATAACCAGCATTATTCCCAATCCAGACATTATTATCAGCAGTATTAGTAGCCCCTCCTCCTGCATTATCACCTATAGCTACGTTACCACTGGCACTTGTAGCATTTGCCATAGCTGCATTACCAACAGCAGTATTTTCAGATAGCTCTGTAAGAGCACTTAAAGCACTGGTCCCAATCGCAACATTGCTTGCTCCAGTAGTTATGGCATCTCCTGCATTAGAACCAATGATTACATTACTATCTCCTGTCGTAATAGCCTGACCAGCATTATAACCTACACATACTGTATGATTAGCTCCATCTGCTACTTTCATAGCATAACTGCCCACAGCAGTATTGTAGCCTTCAGTATCTTCGGTCAGCAGAGCTTCATATCCAACAGCTACGGTATGAACACCTGTTGTAAGTGCTCCACCAGCACCATAACCTAAAGCTGTTATCTGTGATCCAGTAGTTATAGCATCACCAGCCGTTGCTCCCATAATTACATTAGAGGCTCCAGAAGTAATGGCTGAACCAGCATTATAGCCAACAGCAGTATTATTAGAAGCTGCATAAGAGCCTCCACCTAAAGCATTAGAGCCAATGCCTACGTTATTACTCTCTGCATCAAAACCATCTCCAGCCCCATATCCAATCAGGACATTGTTATCTCCTGTCGTAAGAGCCGTTCCAGCTTCATCACCAACTGCTACGTTGTAATTACCGCCTGATGCAATGGAGTCTCCGGCGTGTTCTCCTGCAACAAAGTTGCTTGTGCCAGCCGTTTGCGTCATTAGCGAGGTAAAAACAGCATCAGCTAAAGCGTTTACTACTGCCGCACCACTTCCTGCACCGTCACAATACACGGCGGCATTATGTCCGTTTGGAATAGTGACATTTGCTCCAGAGCCTTGAGAAAGAATAACATCGTCCCCAGCGGCATTTTCAATAATAAACCAAGCAGGGGCTGTGTTAGGAGCTATTGTGACCGTACAATCCTGACTTAACGACCCCGTAAACTTAATTGCACGATACATGCCGTCTTGAAGATTTTCAGTGCCAGCACCTGGAGACGCCTCTCGAACAGTCAGAGTAGCAGTAGAGGCATCACTTAAAGCCACCGCCTTGTAGGAAGCCAGCCGATCCACAATATCCCAGTTATGGTTTGAGGTTGTTCCCCATGTACCGGATTGCTCACCCGTTGCAATTTTTTCTATGCTAAAACCTGTTGTAAATGTTGAAGCCATGTTCTTCTTCCTATGCTGCTATATCTGTCCAATCCGGAGTCTGTGAAGCATCAACCTCAGACCATTCCGGAGTTTGTGAATCACCGACTGCTGACCAATCCGGAGTCTGTGAAGCATCAATAATCCCCCAAATATTCGGGGCACCAATCTTGCCTGTTCCTGCAACACCTGTTGGGGTGACGTTAGCCGTTCCTGTAATCGTAACAGTGCCAATTCCACCCGTTCCTGCAACACCTGTTGGGGTGACGTTAGCCGTTCCTGTTGGCGTAACGGCCCCAAGACTTCCTGTACCCGCGACGCCTGTTGGGGTGACGTTAGCCGTTCCTGTAATCGTAACAGTGCCAACCGATCCCGTGGCCGCGACGCCTGTCGGAGATGCCTTGGCTCCCGCCGTAATCGTGACGGATCCAACTGCACCCGTTCCTGCGACACCCGTAACTGTAACTGTACTTGTGCCCGTAATCGTGACGGTGCCAATCGCGCCCGTTCCTGCGACGCCTGTTGGGGTAACAGACACTCCGCCCGTAATCGTGACGGATCCAACTGCACCCGTTCCTGCGACGCCTGTTGGGGTAACACCAGCACCTGCCGTAGGAGTGACCGTACCAACTGCACCCGTTCCTGCGACGCCTGTTGGGGTGACTGTGCCAGTACCTGTAATCGTGACGGTGCCAATCGCGCCCGTCCCTGCAACGCCCGTGACATCAACTGCAATGGGAGAACCCCACGTGCCCGAACCCCACGTGCTGCGTCCCCAACCATTGATGTTTGCCAAAGCATTTGTTCCTTACGCTATCCTGATTATCGCTGTACTTGCTGCCGCTGCCGGAAAAGCTATTGTAAAAGTTCCCGCTGTGCTGGTTTTATTACCGCCAAAATCCAGAGCACACACAGCTTTATCACTGTTTGTGTCATTATAAATCAAGGCACCTCGTGCTGTAATAGTAGCAGTTGTAAAGCTAAGATCAGCAAAGTCTGTGTACCCTGTTGTTCCTGAAGTAGCGGGGTTTACATTAGTTAAAGCACTTCCTCCAGCAGAATAACTACCACTGTTAGCAACTTCGCCCGTAGTGGTGTAGGCTGTTGTAGCCGCACCTAATGTGGCCGTAGTAGACGATTTTCCTCCTCCGCCTATGGCGTATAAAGCCAATTTAAAACTATTTCCACCAGAGGCATCAAAATCATGGGTAGCAGACAATAGCTCACCCTTAAATGATGTACACATCGCTGTTGTAATCGCCATATCAAAGTTTCCTTATATGTTCCGCAAGTTCAGAATAACCAGCCTCTCTTATTTTAGCACAAATTGTAGCTCTGTCTTGCTGAACCGCCATTTTCAAGTAATAAATCAGAACATCCTCTAAATTATTCTTGAAAGCGTGAGCTTGATCACGAATAGGTTGGGGTGCGTCTTCTGATATATGCACCACTTTATCAAGAGCCATTTTCGCTATTTCTTCCACAGTCAATCCTCTTTTATGTGTTGTATGTACATTTACCGCTCCTACGATGACAGGGGCCATTGAATCAAACACTACGCTGTCTCCTTCAAAGAAACGATGTTATCATTTCTATCATATATGCCCTTGAGAATATCTTCTGGTTCTGGAGGTGGTATTTTGGACTGCTTAGTAATTAACAGATCATCACCCTCAAAAGTCATCACCAGAGGATCTTTTAAACGATGATATCCATATAACCGTTGTTCCGGGGGTATGTTTGTATCAAGCAAGGAGGAAGAGGCAGCAACTTCCAGCTTAATTCCGCGGGTAACACAAAAAGCTAACCAGAATTCCGTACAGGCACGTCCAGCTTCTGCAAAATAAATATTTTTCTTGTAGGAAAAATCAATGCCATAAAGAAATATTTTACCTACTTCGAGATAAGCGGCATAAGCTAAAGCATAAGCCACCGTATTATTAAAATAACATAAACCTGTTTCTTGAACTATTTTTTCCAGAGGATATAAAACGGCTCCGGGAACACGTTTATCCAGTTCACAAGTGTAAATAGGTCCCGGATGTAGAGGAAGGGCTTCTCTTAAAGCTTCTGTTTGACGCCCTGCCAGTTCTGTGTCCAGAAATCTCGAGGGAGGATCCATCATAAAAACACGATCATGTTTCAAGGGAACCATCATGGAATTAATGACCCAAACCTCATCATACTTTTTCCCATTCGCAACAGACGAGGTATAAGCTCCTTGGGAATCTCCAAGTCCTACAAGAGCTATAGAGGCGCCTTTTAAAAGTTTATCCTTCACTGTAGATCTCTCCGCAAACGATCATATCTGAATTCATCTCTTGTTTGTTTGCCTTCCCCAAGGTTTTTCAGCCATTGGAGAGATTCCTGGAATCTTGAATTATAAAGACCCAAAAGATCCGTTTCCCCTTTCATAAAGGTATAGGCTTCTACCAAACTTCCATATAAAAGAGCGAGTTCAGCATTTGTTCCCAGCCAGCTCGTTCCGTCTGAAGAAGCCGTTATGGATTGCGGTCTGTAAAAATAATGCAGTTCTGCTGTGTACCCGGAATCAGGCGTAGGAGCCAATAAGAAAGTAGATTCGTCCCAATCCCCATAATACTTGGGTGTTCCGGTTGTAGCTGGGTCGGGCGTATAATCCTGCAAGAAAGTAACATGCTTGTAGAGTAGGAATTCATTACTTGAACTGTTGACAATGCTTAACGAAAAAGGGGCCAGAAAATCTGTCGGTTTGGTAAGAAATTTAGTTGACTGCGTTACAGTCCCGGCAACATTTTTACGAAAATCATCCAGTTGGCATTCTTTTAGAATACGTTCTTCAGCGTTGATAATAAAACGGCTTAACTGGCCAACAAAAGTAGATTCAGTATTTTGCGTATACTCCTGTATCGCTGTTTTTAAAGTTGTAAACGTAAAAGCCATATCATGCGCTCACTGTTACAGGTCCTGCGGATGCAAAACCTCCTCCGCCCCGTGTATCACCAACTGTAGCCGTTCCACTTCCAGCAGTAAAAGTATATTTGTCAGAATCCACTTTAGTTATTGAAAAACCACTACTGCTCTCAATTGCGGCTTCTGTAAATCCATCAAAATCTTCTACTTCTCGGAACCTGACCGTGTCTCCTGTTGATCTTCCATGCCCCGGTTCGGTAACCGTTATAACGGCTGATCCCTGACTTCCCGTTATAAAGGGATCGAAAATAAGTAAAACAGTTACGGGAGGTTCCGTCCTGGCGGGTCGGCTTATTTTTAAAGTTTGAGGGTCAACAATATGATGGCGGGGATTGAGTTGAGGCTGTTTGGTCTCAAATTCATCTCTTCCGACTAGAAGACCGTTCCATTCACGGATCATATTCGTTAATTTATAGGCACGCCCAGATCGATCTGAAATTCCCAGAGCATATTTACCACTTGCATATCGTGACATTTTACACCCTTAGAGATTGATAAGTCGGGACAAGGCGTAAAGGAATACCATGATCTATGTCCTGAGAAGAAGCTCTTTCAAATTCTTCCTCGTACAGAGCTTTAAGAACCTGAAGTCTTTGGGGGGATCTTTTCAAGGCAATGTAATAAGACAGCCCAGCTACAAGACATGGAAGGAACCTAAAGGGGATTTCTGCATTATTTACAGCAGAATCTGCGTCTTCCATTCGTTTGATACGGTAATAAATAACAGAATCGGTAGAATTCTCAGGTGTCGGCCAGATAGTAACAGTAGGGGTTATTTGTCTATTAACATATATCTGTGTGGGTCTCCCCTGCGTCGTTTTTTTAGGTATGCTGAGATATTCCTGTCTACTTATCCTTGTGATGGATACATCTTCACTATCTCTCTGTACAACAACTTCGAGAACGTCCACGGAAGCCTGGACATCCGCCAAACTCGGCACCGAAGATACTGTGGTCGTCGCACTACTTGAAGAACCTGTGATAGTTTCCGATGCTGTAAAAGTTCCACTTGGAACCGTAATTGTCATCGTTGTGCTGGAAGGTTTTGTGATAATATCAGCAGTGACACTACTCGTACCCCCTGTGATTGTCTCACCGACACTAAAAGACCCGGAAGCACCAACCGTAAGAGTTATTGTGCCTATAGGGTAGGTAGCAATTGAAGAAGTAGTAGAAAGCTGCGCCAAGGACTGTGTAATCTTCTCCACAGTCCATAAATTTAAACCACGGTTAGACCAATCAGCAAAAAGCAGATTAAGGGAACGACGAGACGTAACAGAATCATACCCTGTGCGAAGCTCAAGACCACATCGTTCAAAAGCTTCCTCTGTAATTTCGGCAATGTTTAAGTTAAAATCTACCGATCCAGAAGTAGCCATTTTTAATTCCTATCCGGAAAGGGACAATCTTAAAGCGATAGCCACCTGTCCTGTTACTAATATACCTACACCCCACAATATCTTAGTTATAACATCCAGAGATTTTTGAAGGTGATGTAGATCATTGTTTTTTATAACGTCTATTCTCTCAGAAAGAAGCCTTATTTCCCCTTGAATTTTAATCAAATCAAGTTCGTTCTTTCTTTGAAGATCTTCAGCCATTTTAATAGTTCTTCAAACAATAAAGAACTATTGAATAAGTATCTCCGCTACTGTGCCCCACCGTTGTGAACTTTATGTCTCCGGTGTTGCCCCCTGAAGCAGCAACATTTGGAAGACCGCTGATATCAGAGTACTCTAAGGTATCGGAATAATCTGCAGGAAGTTGCGCCGCAATAACATTGGTAGAAGCGTTCCAAAGAATCTTGACGCCCATGCCAACATTGGTAAACACAATCTTTTCAATACGAACACCCGCACAGGCTGTTCCGTCCTGTAGAGACGAAAGTCCAGACACATCCACCTTGGTAACGGCAGACTCACCTGTTCCATCGCTCGTATTTGTGCAATAAAAAACAGCTTTTTTAGGACCGTCTTCTACTGTAGTAGCAGTTACAGCATCAGCCATGTCTTTCTCCTTAATTCTTATTCAAATGGCGTTGCTAAAGTACCATCACCATGAAGAAAAGCTTCACAATGCCATACCGCCGCTGTAGTAGCTTTCAGTCGAATAATTCCACCAACAAGCCAGCCCTGTGCTGCTGCACCAAGATCGATAGTATCATCATCACTGGCATCTGGGATAAAAGTATTCATGTCGGTAGCCGTTGCGGGATCAAAAAGATGAGCAAAACCAGAGTAAAGATCACTGGCGTTGTCCGTATTGATCTGACCCGCACCAGTAAAGGTGGTTCCCACAATAAAAGTATAGTGAAGTCCTGCCACTGCCGTTGGTAACGTAACAACAATACCCGCTGCACGGTTAAGGGTAAAAACTGCACCCGATTGAGTTGATTCTACACTGTAAGTAGAATCTGTAATTGAAACTACGTTATCGTATGCAGAAACATAACCTGTAGTGACCAAATTGCCACTGGTATCTACATCGAGATTAGTGGTGACGGTTCCAGTTGTAGAATCAACGGAAATTTGCTCAAAACCGTTTTCAGATCTAACCGGACCATTGAAAGTAGTATTGGCCATAATTAATAGCCCTCCTTCTTATAAAGGTTTTGCTCTAGAGTCTTATAAGCGTCTGCTGGGTCAGTCGCTAGAGCTAATTATTCCCAGATTAGCGGGAGAAGGTTTCCCTTCTCCCGGTACTCTTTTTACGCTCCAGGTGAACCGAACACGCAACGTGGGTCAGACCAACCGTAGCTATAACGCTCACGGGCTTTAAACCGTACATTGCCTGTATCGAAATCGCCTTCCATCTTCGTTGACATTGGCATCCGTTCAAAGTGAATGAAACCGCGAGGTGCATCCGTTTTGATGAACCAAGCATCAGTATCCGTCAGGTAATGGTTAACGACATAGCCTTGCGGAAGCATACCCATGTTCCGTGTGGCATTAACGTCATTATCCGCTGTTCCTGGACGAAGAGTAGTTTCAAGCAGACGATCCGACACGAACTGTAACGCTGGCGGAACAATCAACTTCATACCACGAACTGAAACCTTCAGGCCGCGTTCATCGACAAAAGCTGCTATATCGATAAGAGCGTTCTCAAGGCTGGTTTCGTTCAAATCAGCCGCTGTGCTTGGCTCATTGCGAAGATCATTATTATTCACAAGAGGATGATCCGTTGCACAAAGCTCCTTTGAATCCCCACCCGTAAACGAACTATCAAAAGCATTGTTTAACGTAGCGGCGCCTTTCACCTGTTTGGTGTTAGCCATGCTACGTGCCAAAGCTTTTGTATAACGCGAAGCTAGACGATCATAGAGATTATCCTCGATTGCTTCTTCCGTAATGGAGAAAGCAAGCGCGATAGTCTCATGCGTGTATCTCGCGGTGTACGCTTCCTGGGCGTCGTCAAACGAAACTGCTGAACCTTCAGCTTTTACTGGGGCCGAACCAAAGCCTGAAAGCATGACTTCTTCTTCAAAGGCACGCTCTGAAGATTCAGTATCATAGATTTCAGATGATTCGTCATCATATCTGGCATACTCAAGTCCAAAAAGGGCGTTGAGGCCAGGCTCTAGCTCTTTTGCTAGTTGTGCTCTACTAATAGCCATTTCTCAAACCCTCCTATACGCCAGTGGTTGAAGGTGTACCAGCTGCAATAGCACCGTTATTACTATTGAAGTGGTTATTCAACCTGACAATTGCGCCGATACCAGCCGCTGAAAAATCAGCATTCTCTGGATCGTCAACCCAACCTACAATACGCATTTGCAGAGCAGCCGTGGTAGCAATCGTACTGATCGCAAGGCGACCTAACGATACACCAGTAGCGTCTGTTCCTGTGATAGTGGTTGAGAAGTTAGCGTTAGCAAAAACTGCGGCACGAGCCGTCGCTTTGCTGGTCCACGTAGCATCCGTTGCGATTACATAAAGTTGCATCGGGTCATCGTTGACAAACGCTTTTACAGGGTGATTGGAATCTGCCCCGGAACCGGGCCAGTAATTCTTCCAAACTGTTTTTCCAGTGGTGGAATCCACATACTCACAGCCCTGAAACACACCTAGAAAACCAACGGTTCCACCAGCCGCCGCGCCAGGCACGTCAATATAGCCGGTAGAAAGAGGTATCACGGGTTCGCCGTGATAAAACTTGCTGGAATTGCCGTTTGCAATTTCATACGCTGAGTATTGGGTCATACCAGTGGAATTAGAGGCCCCGCCCTGTTTACTCAAGGGACGAAGGCCAAAGCTTCCATTAGAATTAGCCATTTATTATTTCTCCTGGCCCTCTTCTCGAGGACCTCCAAAAGTTACACGAGATTGCCTGTCAGGTTTGCTGATAGGCATGGCCGGATGTTGTTCGCGAGCTAAATCATTATCAACAGCAGCCATTTGATTGCGAGTCATATCTTGAAAGTAATCTCTACGTTCCTCAACAATCTCAATTGGAATTCTTGCAAGTAAAAGACCACCTACGCCTATAACACCAGCATGTTTACCATCTTCGATAGTCGGGATGTCGAAATCGGGGAATTCATCACCACGTACCAGTTCATATCCCTCGCGGGAGCGTGCTGCTACGTTTTTACGATCATCAAAACCCATAACTTCGGCCCGTATCCAACGATGTCTGTAACCATCCGGAGCGGGTGGTGCGTCCAACATGGACGGTGGCTTCCAAGGTTCCCGGCGTGCTTGCCCTGCACGAGTTTGATTGGCTCTTGGCGTTCTCGTAGACTTCTGGCGAGTTGTGTTCTCTGTCGTATCCATGGTCAATCCCTCACATATTTTGCATATTCTTCAAGCGGCACATTCAGCCTTTTCGCAATTGCAACCTGTGAAGCGGTTAACCGCACACTTTTTTTCCGTCCACTTCTATTGCGGGATGCGGAAGCTTCGGCTGACGCAACCTTCTTGCTTCCCCCGTTTGACTGAGAAGATTGACCGAGTTTCTGAGGAAACTCAGACAACATCCTTTTGTCCAATTCAGAATAATAAGCTTCTGATTGAGCGTCAAACCCTTCATCTTCAATAAGTCGTCTGTGCACTCCAAAAGCCGCATATGTCATAACTTCATCTTTGCCGAACCATTCATTTTTTGATGCCCACGCTTCGGCTCTGGGGTCGGGAGGGGGCGCTGAAGGTTGGGCTTGAGGTTGGGGTGCTTTTTCCTGTGTTCTTCGAGGTTTTTTTTGTGCTCTGTTCAATTTATCCTTTTCAACGGATAGCGTTGCCAGAGCTTCCTGGGCCTCTACAAGCTTATCAACGTCTCCTGTTTCATGGGCATCTTTAAGAATGCGTTTAGCCGTATCAATCTGAGAAGTGACACGATTGCCGAATTCCTCCTGATATCCCTTGTCAAGATTATTTAAACGACTTTTAAGGGTTTCGTTTTCCTGCCTAACATTTTCCGCAAAATCGATTGCACTCTGTTTCTGGCGTTCCTCTTCACGAAAGCGTTTGGTGAGTTGGTCAATACGGCCTTTTACACCTTGGCTGTACTGTTCAAGTTCTTCTTCTTTTTCGGAACTTTCTTCAACGATCTCTGGTTGAGATGCTTCTTCCTTGCTCTCTCCTGGGAGGTCAACTTCTACAGCTGATTCCTCTTCGTCTCCTACATCAATAGGTTTCTCTTCGGGCATGGGTTTTCTCCATGGTTTCCTTCTTCTTTCTAGACATGTTTAATATCGTCAGGTTCGACGATAGTCGCAATAACCTCATCATCATTTATAATACGAACTTCGCCACCGTCAATCTTAAATCGAGCACCGGCATAACGGCCAATACAAACCCACTGGCTTTCCTTGCACCAGGGTTCGCTGTTTTCTCCAAACTTTACAGGATCCTGATAAGCCAAAGGGCCGATCTTTAAAACATAAGCAACAACTGTAGCCAGAGCTTCGCGGTCTACAACGGCATCTGGGATAAGAACACCGCCATCGGTCATTTTCTTACCCATATAGGGCATTACAAGTATGCGCCAACCCGTAGGTTGCGGTAATCTTTCACTAAGGGAAATATCTAAACGGTTGGGATCAAGAATTTTCTCGTCTTTATTAACATAAGCCTGGGCAGCAGCTTTATTAGTTTCAGAAATATGATCGGGAACATAAAGGGTTTTAGTCATTCATCCTCCGGGGATTGAAGAATTTCTTTTATTTCCTGTTCAGCGAACTCAAGTCCTCTAAGTTCTCCTACCAGAAGTTTATAGGACTCCATGTCTTTTGGAGACCCATGGAGTATAGCATCCTGTGTCAAAGACACACGGTTCTGTATCGCTTTTAACACTTTGTAACCAAAAGTGGTAGGGTCAGCCATTAATAACTACCGCGGAAAGTCTTTCCTCTGATAGCGCCGCCCTTGGAATACTTTATACTCTTTTTAGGTCGTTTAGGCCACTCGTGACTAAAACGCATCCCCTTATTTTCATCTATTATAACATCGCTAAATTGAGGATCTTGAGACATTTCCAGTTCACTTTTCCACGCTTCATCTCTTTCAACACCTACTACTTGCCAGCCATCTTCAACACGCCTGACTCTGCCGCCGTATTCTTCTGCATATCTATATGCAGCTTCAGGAGTAGAATAAATAGTTCCTTCGGGCATCAGAATATCCTCGCTTTCTGCTTGTTTCTAGTGCTCATAGCCATACCGCCGTCGTTGCGTGTCATCCAATCATTTTGCGCTTTTAGTTCTCTTTCTCGTTTAGCCAGCCATTCTCTAGCTTTTACCTCATCTCTCTTACGTTCTCCCCACGTTCCGGGTCTAACTCCATGAATAGATCCTTTAGGTAGCATAGCATCTTTAAGCATTTTCTTTATAGCACTAGCAGATCCTACCCCGTAAGGCTGCGGTTCGCCATCAACCACTGGACGTTTTCGACCTTTTTGACCTCTCATCTTAGCCTTTGCCCTATCGGCCCTTGACATACGTCTTCCATATTTAGCCATCAGAAGGTTCCTTTTCCATCGTTATCGTTAAATGTTCCGCCCTTTTTTTGAGCAAAAGGACGACCCTTGATAATGCCGCCGCCCGACATTCTCATTCCTTCGAAATCTCCCATTCCGGGATAACGACGAACCGGAGACATCGGAAGAGAAGCTACGCCACCCCCCTGATATCCTTCCATGTTGTTTATTTTCTTTGCTTTAGACATAAGACCACCCGCTTCCTTTGTAGAAATATTCATCTGGTCAGCCATTTGACCGATTAAACCTTTTTTTCTAGCCATATTGTTTCACGTGAAACATCACGCCCTCTTTCTCTTTTGTTTTCTAGCCTCTGACAAGGCTATAGCCACAGCTTGCTTTTTACTCTTTACTTTAGGACCCTTTTTACTACCGCTTCTCAGTTTTCCTTTTTTATATTCGCGCAGAACCTTCGAAATCTTACTTTTACGAGTCTGGGCACGGGAAATGGCCATTAAAACACTCTGGTTTCTCTAGCTATACCGCCTTTTTTCATTTTTATACGCGGCGTTTTTTGCGTACCCCATATATTAGAACCAGATCTTAAAGAAGGTGATTGTGATGCTGCGGCCCCTCCTCTACGTGCGATATTAGGAGATTGTCCTTCAGATAAAGCTGCCTTTTTACGAGCAGCATGACGTAATCGCCCTGATTCAGCCTTTTTACTTTCATAATGAACTTTTACTTTACCTGCTGGACCTGATGATATTCTATCAACAGAAACACGGGGAGTATTTCCAGAAACTGCGTCACGAACTTTTTTATAAGAATGTAACTCTGTTTTTTTACTATTAAATTTCTTTCTAGCTTCTTCAGGACTATCTGCTGTAACTTTTGTTTGACCCTTATCGACATTTTTAATTCTTCTGTTTTCTCCAGCATATCCAATGTCAGAACCAGTTACTTTATATCTAATTGTGTAGTCAGTCATAACTACTCCCCTTAAAACACTCTGGTTTTTCTAGCTATACCGCCGTCGTTGCGTTTTAAAGTATCCGCGTCAGATATGGTTTTAGCAGCTTCCTCTAATAACTCATCAACACGAGCACGATCAGCGTCAGATATAGTTCTAGACCCTTCATTCAGTACTTTTTTTGAATATTTCCTTCCCATCCGTTCTGCCTTCTTTCTATCTTGATTAGAAATTGTTCGTCCCTTCATAACTATTCTCCTCTTCCTGCGGTTCCTTGTTGAATACGCTCACGATTGACCTCTGCACGTAACAGGGCAATGTCTTCCTGTGAATCTATCTTTTCCCTGACCAGATCTTCCTTGGTATTTTCTTTTTCTACATCAAACAGCAACCTGTCAGAAAATTCCTGTGACTTACGTTCCACATCCAAGGCTTTGATATCAAGTTCCTTGGAACGAAGTTCAACAAGAGGATCAACTTCCCCTTCGGGGGGTGGCATCAATGCCGCCATAACTTCATCCGTGATCTGGGCAATCAGCTGGGCTACCCGTGCTTCTGGATCTATGGGCGGTGGCATTTGACCCGTCATCTGTGCTTCCTGCTGCATCTGTTGGGTTTCCTGCATAACCGTCATTCTGGCCTTGAAAGCCACATGTTCACAAAGATGAGCTTGAAGAATGGCAAAAATAGGAGGCGTGGACGCTGGAATAGGTGTTTTCATAAATAATATGTGCGCCGCCATGTGAGCATCGTGATCCTGGTCCGGAAAAGCTTGAAGAGGTGTAGCTTTTATAGCTTCAGCGTTTTCGGTTGCCGGGTCTTTCGGCTGGGGAGGTTCCGGAGTGGGTAACAAAGCCTCAATGTTATTCACACCTATCGCCTCGTATATCCTGCGGTAAGCTTCATGCATGTTGTGCATTTCAGGATTCGACTGCGCCAGTTGCAACTGGGTCTGCGCCAAGGCAAGTCTTTGCGCCATGGAAAAAATATTAGGATCCGAAACAGGAACGACATCGACACGCTCATCGAAGTCCATCTGTTTGATCATGTTCTGCCCACCAATGATATTATAAGGATAGACAGGGGGAAGAGATTCGGCAAACACCTTCGACAACATTTTGAATTCTTGTTTCTGGGCATAGTGAAGACGTTTATGAATGGCTGACATCACCTTGGAACCGCGTTCCAAAAGAGCTACCGTTGTTCCCACAGCCGCTTGCTGGTTGCCGTCCCCCACCTGCATATCGGTAATGGCCGCAAAACGTCGCCCGGCGTCTACAACAAAACCAAGAAGAGCCATCAGGGTTTGGCTTGGTTCCTTGTAAGGTAACGGGAGAATACTTTCTCGAAGAGCACCCCCAGGCACGTCAATATCACGAAACTCGCCAGGAGACAAAGGTTCATCAGAATCACGAATACGAATACCACGGGCTTTAAAACCAGCAGGTAAATTAGCCAAGGTGCCAGCATCAATCAGTTGCCTTAATATAGATGTTGCAGAACGTCCCAACCCGCCAATCATATGCAGAAGGCCGAAACCATAAAACCCCAGACCGGGGAGAAATTTGTAATGGGAGAAATACTGGAGTTTTCTGTAAAACTCGTCACCTTCCTTCCAGTTACGGCGAATGGACAAAACTTTCGAACTTCCCTCGTCTATAGTTATAATGTAGGGAAGCTTGATACCTGTATCTTCTCCGTCAATAGGACTGCGGTGTTCAAATCCGGGTAAATCCAGATCCGTGTGAAATTCCAGAAGGGTGCAGTCCATGTTATCCGTGGTTTTCTCGATACCGGAAATCTCGCGTTCCCTTTCACGTAGCTCGTTTTCATCTTCATAGGGAATGAGGTCCACGTCCCTGTAAAAACCAGCCGCCTGAAACTTCTTGACATCATTATTGTTCACCCGCGTTACATGTATAATACGGGAAGCCGATGCCAGGTCGGATGCGTTATAGGGAACAATCAAATCATCCGCGGGAACAAATCTGGAAACCGCACGGTCGAGAATATCGTCAAAATAAACTTTCTTGAAGGCACTTCCAGCAAGAGGAAGGTAGAACAGCAACCGATCCATTTCAGGGTCGTACTCTTCCATGACATGCGTGATCTGGTAATTCATAAATTCCTGAACCCGCTGTGCTTGCATTTCCATCTCAGAGGTAGCGTCTCCGATGACCTGTGTTCTTACAGGACCGGAACTCGGAAGAAGTTCCTTGTAAGCTTGCGCCTGAAACTGGGTAACGGCTTCCGCAATAAGGGGATGGGTAACGCCGCTCGAACCCCGGAAGGGTTCTTCCCGTTCCTCGTATTTAATGCCGAGAAGACCAAGACCATCCGAATAAGTATCTTCCCAATCCTGCCGTCCACTTTTATCCTCCTCATAATAACCGAGAAGTTCACTGGACAAATCCATAAGAACACGTTCATCAAGAATTTCGGAAAGATTGGCATCCGGTTCCGCCTGAAGTTCCTCTTTCATGGCGTCTTCGAAATTCAGAACAACAGAACCATCCTCCTGCTCGAGCATTTCTGAAGGATCTTCAATTTGTTCGACCTCGATCTCTTCATCCGTAAGTCCACCCAAAGGCATCCCCTGCGAAGGAATCGCCGTATCCACTAAAGAAGTTGGTCCATTAGCCATTATTTAGTAAACCCTTTATATTTTTCGTAGGTTCTAAGCCCACCCAAACCGAGCATTCCCATTAAAACAGGCATCATTTCGCCAAGATTCATGGTCGGCAGAGTCACTAATGTACCTGTCTGGGCCATTATAAAAACTAAAATCGGTTGTAGCACATATGAGTAGGCCAAGGCAATCCCGCATGACCATCCGGTAAAGGGGCGCCAACCCGCCACCCACACGGATCTGTGAAGTGCTTCCGCACGATTTATTTCAAGTTGAGCAACATCGATACTCGAAAGATGCTTCATCAACTGCGCTTCTATTTCACGCTCCGCTCTTGCTCTTTCCTCTTTGTCCTCTGGTAAAAACCGTTTTACAACATCCCCTACGAGGGGAAGTACACTGGAAATAAGACCGGGAATCATTTTTTGAGCATCCTTTTGAGAGACTTTCTGCCTATATACAAAGCCGCCGCCGCAACAACCACAAGAACAATGATAACGACCATGTTATCATGGGCCACGGTTATGGGGCCTACGGAAACAGAAGGCGGTTCCTTGTTGACTTCAGTATGTATGATAGTCTGTTCAACCTTGCCGCCTGAATTTACCGTAATTTCTTTTTTCATTTTTTATCTCCAAGAATAAATCCGAATTTATTTTCCCTCAAGAATTTCCTTATTTCAGAAACAGGTCGGCTCCAGGCAATATGGGGAACAATAGTGCCCCATCCAATAGCCGATACCATACTCGGAACACCAATCATTTCATATTTTTTACGCAAATCAGAATAAGCATACAAAGAACCGCCGCTATTGCCAAAAACAATCGGGGCTGTCGCCAGGTACAAACGTCCACCGTCACCGTCCCTCGCACTTATTCCTGACAAAAGACCTTCCGTAGGATAAGGCGGGTTTCCAAGACCGCTGCCAATAGCCCAGACTTGCTGGAACAAATAAGGCCCCCCGGCTTTTTCCGGCCATAAAGTAGCCACAAAATGTATCCTGCGTTCCGCATCCTCTATGCGAAGAAGAGCAAGATCCTTGCCTTTGTCCCAAGCTACGATATGAGCCACGCGGCCTGTCGTACCTACCGCCGTACTGTAATCATTATAGTCCCAGAACCTTACATGAACCGGGCGCCGATGTTCTTTCTTGACTTCCTTGCCTTTTTGTGGATCAAACTCTTCCTTGATCGATATGGCTTCGGAAATAACATGGTAATTGGTCAGAATTAAAGACCAGATGTCCTCTTTTCTCTTTTGACTGTAAATAACCGTGCCGCTGCCCTGTCCTCTCTGGTCAACATCCACCATGACAGTAGGATAGAGCATTTCCTTGATGTGCTTGACAGGAGCATCCGTTGTCTCCTGTGCATAAGGACCGGAAATAAAAATAAACAGGGCAGCAAGAAATGCTGCCAATTTTAAGGAAATGCCCATCCGGTTTAGCAGACGCCTTTCTCCTTGAGAACAAACCCAGGAATAGCAACCCATGTTGAAGGTTCAGAAAATGGAATCATTTCCCCCCCAAACGTCGTGTGATAATTTCTTCAGCCATCGGCAACAGGCGGATTCCCATATAGCCAATCAAAAAAGCAATTGCTGGCCCCCAAATCATATCTAAAGCCCAATGTTTCATTACGGGCGGTATAAAAAATTCAGCGGCAATCCAGCCAACGATCAGCGCAAGACCAACATCCTTTAGCGCAAACAGATTAAACTTTTTTTGCGTCAAACAATTGGTTGCTCCTCCAATTCCGGAGGATAAAATGCAACAAGTCTTTGCGCCAATTGTCGTTATTAACCACTCCATCTAGATGTACTTTTCTTTGAGAAGAATGGCCCCTACTGCTGCGGCCATGGCTACGAATCCAATCCACCCTATACCTGTCATCATGCTGATGACAATGCAGCCGACCGCAACGCCAGCCCAAGTCGAAGGTTCCCTTATTCTGTCGGTAATCCAATCCATAATGTTCTCCTAATAATATTGACGGGATTGTGGCGTGTATACAGGTTCGTCATCTTCCTCGTCACTGTCAAGATGAACAAATCCCCCTTTACGGTATCTGATTAACGCCATGGACATACTATCACAATAATCGTCATAATCACCATGGGGAAATGCGGCACATTCATCAATAACTTCTTCCGAAAATCTTTTTTCGGGTGCCCATACCTTTCCGGACTCGAATATCGGTGCCACCATGTGCATACGGGTATGCTTGTCCTTGCCCTTGGACGGCGTATAATTAACCACGGGTATCCCCATCGTCCTCAATTCATCCGTGAGCGGCGTCCCTGTGGCCTTGGCCTCAATCAGAACCATGTCGGGTTCCCAGTATTTGTATTCCTCAAGTGCCTTGGATTTGAGTTCCGGAAAATCCCAGCGGCCACGCTTGGCATCCATCAGGATGATGTTGTCGGTGCCCCCTTCCTTCGGCTGGAATACCCCCCACGTCGTAATGGCCGAGTAATCCGCCGTCTCCTTTTTCGAAAACGCCGTATCATAGGACTGCATGATGTAACTGACAGGAGGTATTTCCTTTTTCTCCCACGTGTTCCACCACTCCTTCTTGATAATCGCTCCTTCTTCGGCTACAGGATTCTGCTGCCATTGTGCATTCCATTTGCCCAAGGACAACGAAGCCTTGACCCGGAGCAGTTCATCCTTGCTCCAGAACTCCGGCCACAACAAATTCCCACTCGGCAAGATAGCGGGAAACTCGATAATCTCCCACTGGTCAGACATGACATCGGACGCCTGTGACTTGATTAATTTACCCGTGAGGTCCTTCAGGGACCACCGCGTCATCACTATTACAATAGACCCGCCCGGTTGAAGACGCTGACGGGGTCCTGACGTGTACCATTCGTAAGCGTTGTCGAGTGCCGATTCCGAAAGGGCATCCTGTTCAGAATGCGGGTCGTCGATGATAAGAAGATCAGCACCGCGACCTGTAATCGCACCACCAACACCCGCCGCATAATACTCACCGCCCTGGCCCGTTTCCCAGCGACCCGCCGCCTTGGAATCAGCACGTAAATCCACATCCGGAAAGACATCCCTGTAACACTCCATTTCCATAAGGTTCCTGACCTTGCGGCCAAACCGTACCGCCAGTTCCGCCGTATGCGTCGTCTGGATAATCTTTAAGGCGGGATTCCTCCCAATCAGCCACGCCGGTAGCATATAAGACGCAAATTCCGACTTGGTGTGACGCGGGGGCATGTTGATAATGATCCGGGAATGGGGGTTGGTGGCCAGCTTCTCGAATTTCTCCGCAACCTTGAGATGATGGGCACCCTCTATAAATCCCTCGTATACATGCTTGACAAAAGGTATAAAATTATTGTGCGCTTCCTTCCGCACGGATAACCGCTTCTGGGCCTGTTCAAGAGCCAGAATTTCCCTTACCACTTCGTCAGGAGCGTTTAGCACGTTTCCATCTTAAATATTCCGAGGCTTCCTGCATATCCGAAAAACATATCATAAATCCTGTCTGCGTCGGGGACTCCGGGTCGAATACCGCCGTGATTGCCTCGCCATGCTGCTGTTCCCCATGGCCCAGGCGATCCGCATAGTCATCCGATGTTTTATACCCTTTTGCCCTGGCCATCCAGTAAATCCTGTTGGTCCACTCATCTTCCTGCTGGGCCAAAGCCCAGTAATGCCTGTGTCCTGAAATATATAAATCCGCTTCCTGCGTAAACCGTGCCCGTTTCTGCTGGGCATGAAGAGGGTTCCACTGGCTGTGCCCCGGCATGTCATGCGCCGCCCAGATTTTTGCCGACCTCCCCTTGGGAAAGAATACCTCTATACGGGCCTGCCAATCCTGTGCCAGTGTACCGGGAACCTTGAGCCACTCTATGGGATCCACCTCGTTCTCCAACCATAAATCATGGTTGCCCTTAACCAGTAAACACCAATCCGTCGCTTCCAGAAGCCATCGTACCAGTTGCCAGGATTGCTTGGCCGAGGTTTCCTGCGAAGCCCATAACCGCGATAAACGGCCTACCCAGTTGTTACTCGCATCACCAAGAGAAGCCGCATACATGCCCTCCGTCCGGTTGATCGTCTCCAGATCCTCGCGGAGCTTGGGCCAGTTGCACCCGTTATCGTCAACATGGGGATCCCCCAGAAAACTGATCGCCAAGGGACCCGGTAAATGAAACCGGAGGGGAATCCATTGTCGCTGGACCGCGGCCCTGCGGCGCTTCTCATAACGCCGCGTTACATGGTCCACCAGATCAGTAGATGACATGTCAGGGGATTCAAGAGAAGGAACCGTGAATTCAAGCCTGTCTTCCCAGGGAGGAATATAACCCTCCCGTAAAGCCTTGTTAAAACGTCGGTAATAAGTACGGGGGCTGATTCCCAGTTCTTCCTGTACCCCTTTAACAACCGAGGACTCTGTCGAATGACCCCGTTCCTTGGGCGCCGGAAGTCCTTCTTTATATAAACGATTCAAGGCTTCCGTGAATTCTGAAATTTTATTGTCAGTCACATATCCCTCGCCAATAGACCCCCCTATATGTATAATCTTTATTAATTACAGGCAATTAGCACAATGGCAGATGTCATAAGTTTTACAGGATCCTCAAAGGGACCCACCCCCCTGGAATGTACAAAGTGCCGCGGATCACGGTTCTTTGTCTTTCCAAACGGAGAAGTGGAATGCGTAGAGTGCAGCACGGTCAACGAAATAAAGATCTTTGGCACCCTCTACCTGTCCAATGACAAATAGACACAATTATATTTTCAAAACTCTGCTTTCACCTGCCTCTGACAGCAGACGGGCCGCGCCCGACGGTCACGCGGGTTGCTGTCGTGCGCTGTAGTCAATCGACAATTGACCTAAGTACCTAGCCCCGATAAAAAAGAGACGCCTTAGCAAGGCGTCTCTTCCCCGAATTTTCAGCTCAGTTTTTAACTGTTGCTAGTCTGATACTTACCAACTCTATACATGTTTTCATATTCCCAAAGTCTACGTTTTAACTCCGCGTTTTCTTCGCACAACTCGCGAATGCTTTCCTTATGTTTGCAAGCTTCGTTTTCAATAAGCTTATCCTGTTTGTCATGGTCTCTTGTGTTTGCTAAATCATCAAAAAATTGTTGCAACCCAATCTCCATTTCATTGGTCATTTTGTATCCTCTTTATAAAGATTGTCTATCAGCACAATCACATCCTTGATGGCCTTATTATAAGAACACTTTGAACAATCACAATAATGAGGAGGCGCCGGAAAATTCGCTTTTCCAGACGAAACGTATCCACCTAATCGTGTGACTTCAACGTGCAATTTATCTAACAAGTAATTATTGGATTGAGTTTGAGTTATCATTTTATATCCTTTCTTATTGAATTGGGCGAGGCATAATGCCTCGCCCATGTTTGGTTGATTAGAGCGAAATAACTTTATCTACGCCATATCTTTTCCATTTAGGCGTGTAATAATCTCCGCCGTTACGATTTATAAAACTAACAACAAACTCGCCATTCTTTAATGTATCCTTGTTGTTTTTGGCAAGGCTCTCTAGTTCTTGCGTGAGTGCTTCACACTCTTTTTTGAGAGCACGACACTGCTTCTCCAGCTTACGCTTCTTTTCTGCCTTCTTAGCTAAAACACTTAATTGGTTAGCCTGATTGTTGGTTAACTTTTTCATCTCTTATCCTTTCCATGTTGTTGTTTCTTGGTAACGTAAACACGTTACCATGATTTCCCATTATAAGTAAAGGTACTTATCCACATTTATTTAAATTAATTTTGGAGCCAATCGACAGTTCAACAGTTAAGAGCTGAGCTGAAAATTCGCCAGCGGAGACAGGTCTTGGCGGCAGCGCATCTCCAGGTCATACTTATTAACTACCTTTACACACCTGGAGGCCAGCGGCTCTAGAACAATTAACCCCGACCCCGACCCCGACCCCGACCCCGACAGCCGGGCAAAAAAAGAGGCGGCCCGAAGGCCGCCTTGAAGTTTTAAAAGTTCCCGCTTCTACGCCGAAGCTCCACGGTCCCCGTTATAATTGGGTAGTTTATGCGGGTGCTAACCCGCTTCCATCGTCGGGTTACCCGCCCGACTAGCCGCTAGCGGCGGCACGCAAATATGTTGTTGACGTGGTCTATTATACATGGGACACTCTACAGGTCAACAACAAAAGGATAGGATAAATGTTAAAGAAAATTGGTGAATGTTCTGTGGATAGTGGACAAATTTTAATTGCTGATCCTTGTTATGTTCTACGAGAAGACGATAGAGTTTTCCCTAGTTTTGGTGATTTCTGCTCTACCTTGAAAAAAGAAAATTTTCCTAGTTTTAGATCCTTTGATGGTTTGGGCGTTGTCGTCTCTTCGGGTTATGGAGACGGGGGCTACCCCGTCGAAGCGGATATTGTGGAAGGTGTCGTTCATTCTGTGAAAATTACTTTTGTTAATAAAAAAGAGGATCAGGAAATTATCAAAATGATGAAAACCTTTTTTGCTAACGAGGTGTCCAAAGAACCACAAGTCCGTGAGTTTAGTATAAAAGATATACAAACCGAAATAGATCGGTTGGAAAATAGCTAACACAACAACCCATAACATCCAACGGAGGGCAATTGCCCTCCGTTTTTTTATGGTGGAGAATACTGGCATGTATGATTTCACGCTCGATGACCACGGCTCAATAGTTCTGCTGCGCCCTGAAAACCAGGAAGCCACGGCCTGGATCCAAATTAACCTGGGTTCCGGGATAACCTGGTCCAATGGTGCCGTGGCCATTGAAAGACAATATGTCACTCCAATACTATATAGCATCAACGCAGATAATCTTACTTGGTCGCCCGACCCGACCCCGACAATTCACTGATCCCGACCCGACCCCGAAAAAAACGTGCCCATAGCTCAACGCTGAGTGCCCATCTCGAACCTTTCGGGTAGTAAACCACCCCGAATAAATAGCTATTGACCCATATTCTCCCATGGTTTAAAATGGTCTTGTTTCAACTAATGGAGGATTAAATGAAACTATTAACCAAAGATATCAAAAAGAAACTTTCAAAAACACCTATTGGATCGACGGCGGAAAAAAACGCCGAGGATATCCCCATCATAGTCAAGTTTTTTGGAGGGGGTTCTTATAGTGCCTATGTTTATGAAGGTGACGAACTGGACGGGGATTGGCGTTTCATGGCCTATGTGACCTACATGGAAAAAGAGATTGGAACGGTGCTATTAAGTGAACTAGAAAATGCAAAATGGGGGCCATATGGTTTCCCAACCGAACGTGACCTTTACCTTGGCAAAAGAACACTATCCGAGGTCATGCAATGAGCGAAAACCAAAAAGTACATTGTGGCAATTGCGGGGATCCTTTTGATCCCCGCAACGAACTATACGATAATTTTACTTTTGAAGGTACGGAGCATTGGATATGCCACGGCTGCAATATTTATTATGGTGCCGATGAAATCCAAGAGCGGTTCGAGAATGGGCACGCCAACGCAACGTGCGGAACGGAGGATTAAATGGAACACAACGAACAATTTCCAACCCCGTTATTTATGGCCATCAACCGCCTATGCGCGGTTACCAATTTATTAAAACAAAGACCCCGACCCGACCCCGACCCGACCGGATGGTGCCTGGATTACTGGCGCCTGGTACATTCCCGACTGCAAAGAGATTACGCCAGGCTTGACATCGAGCGGAAGAAATTCGTACTATAACTACGCAAATACTCCCTAAACTTGGCACCCCAATCGGGGTGCTTTTTTTGTTTGCAATCCATGGTAAAATTTGGTAGATTTATAAGGCCAACAAAACGGAGGATATCATGGCAAAACGATTTTCAAAATTCTTTTCAATCGATAGCCCGAAAGCTATCAAGGCCGACAAATTCGGACACATAAACGCCATCAATTATATGGCGCCCCATTCCACGGGATCCACGGATATTTACCAACGAAAGTTTAACTTGTGCCCACATTCGAGCGCGGGTTGTCGTGATTTATGTCTTGGAATGTATAGCGGCCAAGCTGCAATCGTTTCTGATTTAGAAAATGGAACGAATGCAACACGCGAAAGCCGAAAGGCAAAAGCGCAATGGTTTATGTCGGATCGACGGGCGTTTATGGCTGAGATGACGGACCACGTTCGAGCCTTGGCACGCAAGGCCGAGAAAGAAAATAAAAAGCTGGCCATACGACCCAACGGTTCAACGGATATTGCCTTCGAATATATACCAACGGATAACGGGCAACCATTACCGCATCGTTTTCCAGAAATTCAATTCGTAGATTACACCAAAAACTTGAAACGTGTTTTAAATCCAGATAGGCCGAAAAACTATCACCTTACTTTTAGTCGATCCGAGGATAATCTACACGAAGTTTGGCAAGTTTTGATGAATGGTTTTAATGTTGCTGTTGTATTTGGAAAAGGTATTCCGAAAGAATACGATATATTCCACGACATAAAAGGTATGAATGCACCGCCATTCCCGGTTATCGACGGAACGGAACACGACTTGCGCCACTTGGATCCGCAGCCGGTAATTGTCGGGTTGGATCCAAAAGGTAAAAAAGCCAAAAACGATACAAGCGGTTTTGTGGTTCGTAATTATATTGGTCCAGTGGGCGCATAGTTGTTGGCATGATATATGCGCCGCTGCAAGCCGGGGATTTTTTATCCTTTCTGACCCGGCTTCCCTCCGCCCCTTGCATCCAACAATCCTCCATTTAAGATCAAGGGGCGGAGGTTCTTATGCATCGGAAATTTCAACCCCGACCCCGACCCGGCGAGGGAGCCAATCTATCGGAAAACTTTTGTTCCCCGACCCGACCCCGACCCGACCTCGAACTATCTCGAGAATCCTGGCGATAAGCCCCGACCAATCATCCCCCGACCACAGGCATGGGACCACGGTTCCCGACCCATTGCTCTTCAAACCATGGTTCAATAACTCCCGACCCCGACTACCGTCAAACAAATATAGGTTGGGGGAGGAGAGGGGGTGGACTAAGAAAAAACTTACGCCCCCCGACTGAGAATAAGCAAAATTCCACGCAACTTGATGAGAAGAGATATTTATGCGGTTAGTTTTCGTAATTTTAAGTTCTATCCAGAACGGGCATCCCTCCGCGCATATATGAACATCTGGAATACCGCCTCCGAAGCGGTTTTCAATCCTTGTTGTGTTCCAGTGAGAGGGTATCTTTTCCTTGAGTTTGTTCCACAGTAATGTCTCTGGTTTTTGAGTCATTAACTTCCTCATAATCAGCTTCGATGAAAGCACTAGGATGGCTTTTTCTCAATTCAACAAGACGGCCTTCTATTTCTTCACGGCTCATATTTTCAATCGCGTGAAAATGATTTGTTTCTCGCCTGTCGGTGGTAAGACCACCTAATGCGGATCTTGTTTTCTCAGCATTGATGGCCGCAGAAAATTGGCCAGCTTCTTCAGCCCCCATAGAAAGCTCACGCAATCTTTTTAACTGACCTAGCAGAGTGACCCCGTATTTTCTTTCCCGGTCCTCCCGGAGTTCCAAAACATATTCAGCAACATGCGGAAAATATTTAGGGTTTAAAAGTTTATTGGCTTGGATTTTAGCAATTCCATTTTTATCGGAATATCCAGCCTTCCTCGCACACTCCGCATTCGAGTGAGTGCCGTCCACAAAATGCCGGGCAAATTCTTTTTGACGGTTGGTCAACTTGCGGCCATGCGTTTCTTCGATCTCTAAAGCTTTAGCAGATAAACTCATTTCTCCTTTATATAGGAGCGTTTTTTAATTTACAATTCAGATTTTCGAATTTTGATTTGTCTAAAGGCTGCACTTTTGAAAAGTAAAGTGTTCCAAAACAGGGGGTATATGTTCCAAGTGTTCCCAAAGTGTTCCCAGATATTTTTCTTAAACCATTGTTTTAGAACCGTTTTTTTTTAAATTTCCCTCCGGGAACACTTGGAACACTTTTTTCGGCTGAAAAAACTTTTTTAAAAACTTTTTTTAAAAATCTCAGCTATATAGGTCACCGTTGACAGTGTACCATGTTTCATGCTAATTTTACCTTGCTTTTGTTATTTAATTAGAAAGGAGAAAGACGATGCCGAATTGGACAAAGAACGAATTAGAGGTTTCGGGGAAGGCGAAAGAAGTTCGTCGTTTTCTCAAACACATGGGCGAGGGATTTTCTTTCGAGAGGATTATTCCGATGCCTGAAAACTGTTTTCGGGGACTCTTGGGGACTAAGGAAAAGGAAGAGTGCCTTAAAAAAGGTATCCCCAACTGGTACGATTGGTGTTCTGAGAATTGGGGAACCAAGTGGGACTGCTCCGAAGTTGAGGTTGAGAAGGTTGGCTGCTTGGAGACAAATGCGGAAGAGCTTGATGCCGTACTGGACACGAGCAAAAACTATTCTTGGGTAATATACAAATTTCAAACAGCGTGGGATGCCCCCCACCCTATCATTGCAAAATTAAAATCTGATTGGCCTGATCTTGATTTCGGTGGCGGATACGTCCATGAGGGTTACGAAGGCTGTGGGAGTTTCTGATATGGCACAAGAACATTTAACTTATTTTGACAAGGCCAACCTCGATGAAATCCGCAAGGGTTTGATTTCGGCTTTCAAGGATGTTTCGGAACAGTTTGGCATCAAGTTGAAGCTTGGCAACATTCGTTTTGACAAAAATTCTTTTAGTTCCAAGATTGAGGCTTCTTTGCATGGTTTCGACCAAGCGGCGGAAGACTACAAAAACCACGCCGAAACCGTACACAGTTTGCCGACTGAGTGGCTTGGCCAAAGTTTCAACACGGGACAGAAGACTTTTATAGTTGCGGGTCTTAAACCCCGTAGGAAAAACAACCCTGTTGTTTTGAAAGATCTGAATGGCAAACGCTATGGCGGAACGGTTGAGTTTGTGATGAGACACATGGGAAAGGAGACCCAATGAAAAACCAAGTCATAAGTTTATACGACTACACGGGCGAAGCTCTTCGCCCGTGGTCCGAGGCCGGATATGAATGTTACGCTTATGACATTCAGCACGAAGATGACACGGGCGGCTCGATTTACTATTTTCACGCCGATCTTCACGACCCGCAAACCCTCAAGGACATTTTTGCACGGCACAGTAACCGTGTTGCTTTTGTTTCGGCTTTTCCGCCGTGTACTGATTTGAGTGGGGCGGGGGCGGTCTGGTGGAAGAAAAAAGCCAAGGCCAACAAGGATTTTCAACTGGAGGCGACCGACCATGCCCTGGACTGTTCGATTATGGCGAGGGAATGGGACGCTCCTTTTTATGTGGAAAATCCGGTGGGGGCTTTAAGCCGTTTATGGCGCAAGCCCGACCATATTTTTAACCCTTGTGATTACGGCGGTTATTTACCCGAAGGGGATGTCCATCCACGGTATCCCGAAATCATTCCGCCAAGGGATGCGTATCGTAAAAAGACATGTCTATGGACGGGGTGCGGTTTCAAAATGCCTGTGCCCAAGCCTGTGGATTACGTCAACGTAACTTGTAATCGTAAAGACCCCAAGAAGGGGAGTAACTATTCGCCTATTCATAAAGGGACGGGCGGAAAATCCTTGAAAACAAAAAACATCCGCAGTGCAACGCCGAGAGGTTTTGCAAGGGCGGTTTATGAGGAGAATGCAAAATGAATACTTCTTTAAACGAAAGTGAACTGATCACTTCGGTCGATAAGCTTTCCCGTGATCTACGGGTAGCTTCCCGAACCTTGAGTGATGCTGAAGCGCGGTTTCTTGTGGACGCTTATTACCAGATGCAGGAAAACCGCATTCGCTCGAACAACCAAGTTCGTCAAATGGACCGGGAACCCCATGAAGTTTTGGGGTGGCTGGCGCAACAGTCTGCGTTGCTGGAGAAAAGCGTTCAAGCGGCCTTGGATATTTATTCGGATACGCACCCTATTGGTGAGCGCATCCGGAGTGTTGTCGGGGTTGGTCCTGTTATTGCAGCGGGACTTCTCGCGCACATCGATATCAACATGTGTTCGACAGCGGGGGCCATATGGCGTTATGCGGGACTTGACCCGACCTTGGAGTGGAAAAAGGGCCAGAAGCGTCCCTTTAATGCTTCCCTCAAAACGCTCTGCTGGAAGCTGGGGGAATCGTTTGTCAAGTTCCAGAACCACAAAAACGATGTTTACGGCAAGATGTATCTTGAGCGCAAGAACGAGGAAATTCTGCGTAACGAAGCGGGAGACCTTGCCGACCAGGCCAAGGCCAAGCTGGAAAGATTTAATATCGGCAAAACCACCGATGCCTACAAGGCTTATTCGCAGGGCAAATTACCCCCCGCCCATATTCATGCACGGGCAAAGCGTTATGCTGTTAAGATGTTTCTCAGCCATTTGCATGAAGTGTGGTATGAGCATGAGTTTGGTTCGCCGCCTCCTGCACCTTATGCCATGGCTCATGCGGGTCACGCTCATAAAATCGAACCGTCGTTTTAGCCACACGACCAGAGGGAACCACAGCTAATGAGCGAGCCAAGAGTCAAGAGAGAACCAAATCACATGAGCGAGCCATCGAAGGGAAGAGAACCACTTCCACGGAGCGAGCCACTCGGGTTGAGGGAACCACAGCCGTGGAGCGAGCCAAACGACAAGAGAGAACCACACGCTGGGAGCGAGCCACGTCCCGAGAGAGAACCACGTCCACCGAGCGAGCCACATCTAGGGAGCGAGCCACAAATCGAGAGAGAACCACAAGCTATGAACGAGCCATTGGTGTCGAGAGAACCAATTTACATGAGCGAGCCAAACCTTTTGAGAGAACCAAAAACGCGGAGCGAGTCAAAGAGTCTGAAAGAACCACATCGAGAGAGCGAGTCAGAAGCCCTGAGAGAACCATATCATAAGAGCGAGCCACAACTGGTGAGAGAACCACATGGAAGGAGCGAGTCAAGTAGCCAGAGAGAACCAAAACGTATGAGCGAATTCAAATAACAGGGAAGACATAGATAGCCCTGTGCGTTATAAACGAACTTGGGTAAAGGAGGCCCGGAAAAAATGGGGTTAGATTGGTACATACTGATTTTAGTGGGATCGATAGTTGCGGGAGCCTTGATAAGGTATCCATGGCCATGAGCAAATACAGACATCCCATTCTGAGGGCTGGCGGCGTCCCGGTGATCGTCGTCATTCCCTTGGGGGAACGTGGTGAAGTGACCCATGACACGGAACCGCAAACCCTTGAGGAGCAAATATGGCTCAAGGACCATAAGCAACTCCAAGAGGCTTATGAAATTTCTTTAGAGGAGACAGAGCATGAGGGTTGAATGTCCGGTTTGCAGGGGCAAAGGAGATCTGGTCGTGGCCGACCCCGATATTGAGAGTAAGTATTTACAGGTGTCCCTGGATACTTGTCATCATTGCGGCGGCGACGGAAAGGTTCCCCCCGAAATGGCAACCTATGAAGCTGTACGGATGAAGTGATAAAAACCCTGGATTTATTTTCGGGCATTGGCGGTTTTTCCTTGGGGCTGGAAGCGACCGGGTTTTTTGAAACGACATGTTTCGTGGAGAATGACCCGTACTGCCAGGCTGTATTGCGCCACCATTGGCCCGAAGTCCCGATACTAGGAGATATAAAAGATGTCAAAGGATCCGATCTCCCCACCCGACCCGACCTTGTCTGTGGAGGTTTCCCTTGCCAACCGTTCTCACATGCGGGAAAGCAGCAAGCCCAAGACGACCCCCGACATCTCTGGCCGGAAATGTTTAGAATTATCAGGGAACTCAGGCCCACTTGGGTATGTGGAGAAAATGTTACTGGACTCGTGCGATTGGGCCTGGACGAAGTACTCACTGACCTGGAAGGCGAAGGCTACGCCACAAGGACGTTTAATATTCCAGCTTGCGCGGTCGGCGCCCCGCACCTCAGACAGAGATTGTGGATTGTTGCACACTCCGACAGCGAAAGCGAACCAGATGGCGCCTTCGATGGCAACGCGAGACAGCGGCAGTTGGGGTTTGAGTTTGGGGGGAGCGAAGCCACATCATATGATTCCGACCCCGACGACCATGGATCACATCGAGCGAAAAAACACAAACAAAACACCAAGCACAGGCAAACTGAATTACGAGACAAACAAGTCTGTGAGTTTGGACAGGTGGGTGAAGATGTGGCCGACACCAACAGCAATGACGGGGGGAGAGAGTGTGGCTCCAAGCCACCTAACGGGGAAACACGGCTGGAACACAGCGGCAGCGGTGAACGCAGCAGACCCGAAGACCACTGGTCATTTGAGCCCGAAGTGGGTCGCCTGGTTAATGGGCTACCCAACCGAGTACCTCAGTTGCGTGCCTTGGGAAACTCGATCATCCCGCAAATCGCAAAAGAAATAGGCTATGCTATAGGAAAGGCACATTATGACAGAAAATCCCGACCCGACCACCCAATGGAAAAACCGCCGTCGAATGGCATGGGTTGCTCTCCTGGCGATAGTAGCTGCGGGTTTATATATCGTGACAATGGTTCCTGAAAACAGGTTAACGAAATTATCGTCGTTGCTGGATCTCTGGTTTATTTCGTTGGGCGGCATCGTTGGCGCCTACATGGGCTTTGCAACGTGGGCTTCTAAGAGATGAAACAGTGGTTCAAGCCCGTTGAAAAGGCGTCTTTTCGCGTTATAAGTTTGGGGGCTGGGGTGCAATCAAGCGTTATGTCCTTGAAAGCCGCCAAAGGTGAATTGAAACCGTCTGTGGATTGCGCGGTATTTGCAGATACGGGATGGGAACCAAAAGCCGTGTACGATCATTTGAACTGGCTTGAGAAGCAACTTCCTTTTCCCGTTTACCGAGTTAATTCTGGAAACTTAAAAAAAGACCTTGAGACAAACCTCAATACCACAGGCCATAGTTTTGCCTCGATACCGTTCTTTTTAGTTAACAAGGACGGTAGTAAAGGTATGGCCCGTAGGCAGTGTACAAGTGAGTATAAACTTAAACCCATAAGGAAAAAGATCCGTGAACTGGTGGGCTTGCGTCCACGCCAGAGAACGCCGAAAGATTTGATGGTGGAGATGTGGATTGGCATCTCTAAAGATGAAATCATGCGAGTAAAGGAGAACACGGATTCATGGGTTACCAACCGCTGGCCTCTCATTGAGGAAAATATGACAAGACAAGATTGTTTAAACTGGTTTAATGAAAACTACCCTGATAAAAACTTGGTTAAATCGGCTTGTGTGGGATGCCCTTTTCATAACGACGATGAATGGAGACATTTAAAATATAATTCTCCCGAAGAATTTGCTGAAGCGTGCCATATAGATGAAATCTTGCGGGACGGCGAAGGCCGTTTTAAAGGTAAAAGATTTTTGCACTCTCAACGCATACCCTTAAAAGAAGTTGATTTGAGTACGGCGGAAGAGCTAGGGCAACAGGACTTGTTTAAAGATTTAATGCAAAATGAGTGCGAAGGAATGTGTGGCGTTTGATGGAAAATAAATCCAAGAGACCGGAACCGGAAAGAGTTTACGAGGTCAAGGATCGAAAGTGCCTGAAATGCCAGCAGGTTTTCAAGAGCAGCTGGCCCGGAGAACGGGTTTGTAAGAAATGTAAATTAAGAATGAGGTGGCGTGGTGGTTAAGAAAGTAATGCAGGGGTATGAACCCCCCGACAAGAAACGGCGCCGTAATCGATTAAGGCCGCTTAATGGCTGTAAGAAACTTGGTCCTAGATCTTGTTTCCGCGGTATGAAAAAGAAGAAACGGGGTCAGTGATCCGTATGGCATCAAGGTCGTACCCCATAGACTGAAGCATTTTTTCCACTTTATAGATCGAGGGTTCGGAAATCTTTCTCCGCTCGTAATTTTCTATTGTGCTTGCCCCGATACCCGACCTCAACGAAAGTTCTGTTCTTGTAAGGCCCGTCTCCTTCCGTATGGATAAAAGTATCGTTGACCAGTGATCTGGTAACTTGTCCATGTATTTACAACGATTTTTTAATCTCCTCTATCCTCTGGTTTAGAACATTTATCGTTGTATGTAAATGACCTGTACCACCGGGTTGAAGTCGTCTCTCAAGTTCTTCGACTTCAGCGATCAAGACATTCAGATAGATTTCCCTAGTGTTTGGTTTTTTCATCTGTACCGAAATCTTCAAGGATTTCTTCAAAGCTGGATTCTTCATCCCCAGCGGTAATCCCCAAGGTGACGGTCAAGAGACGTGACATCAAATAGGTCAGTCTGGAAAAGCCCATATGCGCCCCCCCGAATTCCACAGCCACTCTAAAAAGAGCTATCGTTTTAGCACTCGGGGAAAGGGATTTTTCCTTTGAAGTTACCTCTTTAAGGGTTGCATAAAAGTCATCCAGTTCTGTCATCGTAGTCATCCTTGAGGGTGTTATACATTCTCAAAACATGTTCATCACTTGGGGAGTTATTAGCCACATCCACCAGGAAAGCAATTTGCTGGGCGGGTGACCTGTGGTTTTTCTCAGCCATTTCTCCTAGAATTTTCCATGTCGGGATTGGCACGGCTACGCTTTTGTATTTTTTAATATCAGGCATTTTTCAGTCACTCCTTTTATTATCATTAAGGTGGTTTAGTTGACGTTTAGTTTCTTCGTAAGCTTCCAAGGAATCTATATCGCATCTTTCGATAACGGCCTCGATTATCTGTTCGTGGTTGAATCCCAAGGACATCATTTCTCCAATAAAGATATTGAGAACATATTCAGATCCTTTTAGAAATGTCTTATCAGCCTTTAGGTTCATCTCAACCACTCCCCTTGGTTTCGGTAAGAGTATATTTGTAAGCCTCGCGTCCACTTCGATTGCGGTGTTTCTCGTCAGTACGACGAACAGATCCGTTACGTCGGAGTTCGCACATTCGTTTGCCAACGGCAACGTAATCAATCGAGGTGGCGTCAGCTATCTCCTGCGCTGACCACAAGCCACCAATACGCATCACGTTCAGGATCAGTCGATGATGCCGTTGCGCGGCACCAATCATTGACTCAGCCGCCGCGTGACTTGTGTTAACATCGTCTCGACGGGCGGCTAACCGCGGATCGAACAAGTCGTCTGGTATTTTGTCCTTCATCTCAACCACTCCTTGAGTTCCTCTCCCATTACCACACTGGCAATGTCCATTTTGTTTCGTAAAGCTTTGACAATACGGTCGTCAATTGTTCCCGTGGCTATCAGATCAATATAGGTTACATGATTAGTTTGCCCGATCCGGTGTGCCCGGTCCTCTGACTGCATTCGGACAGCCAAGTCAAAACTGTTAGCAAAATAAACCACTGTCTGGGCTGCTGTTAAGGTGATCCCGTAACCGCCCGTCTGTGGATTCCCAATAAAGAACCGGGCATTGCCGTTTTGAAAATGTTCAATGGCCGCGGTTCGTTCCTCATCGGTAGTGTCTCCGAAATAAGAGACAGCGGAGGAAGGTCCGTATTTTTGAAGTAAAGCAGCCGTGATCCGTTTAACATCATAACGGAACCGTGACCAGATAATAACCTTGCCTTCGACTTCTTCCAGACAGGTCATCAGTTCATCGAGACGATTATCTTTTATCTCTATGATTTTATCCGAGCCATCGGGCCGCGTATGGCCTGACAGAACCTGTTGCATCCGCAAAAGCTGTGTCATCACATTGGGCGTCGTCATAAAGTTTTCGTCTTCAATGTGGGCCAGTGCGTATGTCTTTAAATCGGAATAAATCCTCGCTTGGTCTTCGGATAAAAGGACTTCCCGCTGCGTATAAATCTTTGAAGGCAGATCCAAGCAATCTTCTTTCATTACCCGGCTTGAGAAATTTTTAAGTTGTTGTGAGAGTGTGTCCAAGTTTCTGTACCCCACAACCATGTTAAAAGAATGTGTACCGACAGAGCGTTTTTTCATTACCGCGTATCGATACTGGAATTGAAAAAAATTATCGCCGCAATCGCCCAGTAAGTGTTTGTCCAAAAAGCGGCATTGTGCCCATAGATCCATGGGCGACTGCGTTACAGGAAATCCTGTTAGAATTCGACGATACTTTGCTAAAGACGCTATTTTAATAACGGCCTTGGTCCGACGTGCCTTGGGGGATTTGATGGAAGTGGATTCATCAACAGCTAACAACGTATTGGATCCTTTTAAAACAGCTTCCAGGTAGCGTTGTCCTTTGGCCGTGGACAGGGCCTCGACATTCATCACCAGGATTTTAAGAACTTCTGAAGGATTGTTAAAAGAGGTAAGAGCCGCTTTTTCATTCTTGGTCGGGTTTGGACGCCAGATGGCCATCTGGTATCCAACGCGATCTGGCATGTGCGCGGGAATCTCGAGGTAGGCCCAGTTCCGATAAACCCCTTTCGGGGCTACTATTATAAAGGTGTCGATTTCTCCATGCTCAAAAAGAAGAGCGGCGTTATCGATGCAGACTTTGGACTTGCCTGTTCCCATTTCCATGAAGTAAGCCCAATTAATTTTGTCCCATGAAATTTCTAAAGCATCCGCTTGATGCTGGTAAGGAACGGTCTTATAGTGGTAATTTAACATTAAATCATTATACACGTCGCTTTTTGTATTGCAATACCCAAAAAGTTGGAATAAACTCGCTTAATTAGAAAGGAGAAAGTATGTCTGGAACAGTGTTTGTCACTCAAGAAAATCCCAAGGTCGATACTGTATCGGCTCGAAGTTGGGGTACTCTTGATCCCCTAACATCTCCATTCGATCAAATTCATTTGAACCCCGGACGTTTGGTTTCTCAAATCAAACGTAAGCTTCGGGGTTATTCGGATGACGATTGGTTGTTGTGTATGGGGGATCCAGCCATTATCGGCGTTGCTTTTGCTGTCGCCGCAGATGCCAACCGTGGACGTGTCAACTTATTGAAATGGGATAAAATGGAGAAAATATATTATCCGGTTAAGATAAGGGTTCGCGGTGGTATTGAAGAACTCAATCCCTGAAGAGGAGATACTTTATGAAAGACGATGTTTGGAGTACCGTTACCGCGGATGCTGATGCTTTTAAAGATTTAAAAACGGAAGCAGGTGGTGAATTGTCGGAACTGATTAGACAGGTCAATTCCGAAATAAAAAAGGTTAGCGCAGCCGAAGAAAATCTAAAAGTTTTGAAACAAAAGCGCGATCAATATCTTTACGATCTCATTCCGGCAAAGATGGCTGAAGTGGGGATGGACAAGGTAGAGGTTGATGGTAACGCCGTGAGCTTACAGACTTTTGTTTCTGCGACAATGCCGAAAGACCCGATGCAAAAAGATGTTGCTTTGGCGCACTTGCGGCAAATTGGTTGCTCTGATTTTATCAAAAATCAAATTCAAGTTTCTTTTGGCGTCACAGAGGATAATCGGGCCAAGGCTTTGCAGGATGATCTGGAGAACCAAGGCCATGATACTACGTCTCGTACTTGGGTCGAACCGATGACGTTGAAGAAACTTGTCCGTGAGCGTATTGAGAATTCTCAAGAAATCGATATGGAGATTTTTAATGCGAAAATTGGCACCATTGCAAAAATTAAGGGAGCTTAATAATGAATACCAAGTTGAAAAAATCAAATGGCAAAAATGAATTAGCTGAAGCTTTTGCCGCGGATACCGGAATCGGTTTCGAAGAAGTTACGGTGACGGATGTCCAGATACCTTTTATCCGAATCATTCAGGCTTTATCGCCGCAATTGAAAAAGAATGATCCAGCGTTTATCAAGGGTGCCGGGCAAGGTGATATTTTTAATACTGTTACCCAGCAATTCTGGGACGGTGAAGAAGGCTTGCTGGTTTTGCCTGTGTACTTTCAGTTGAAATTTCTGGAGTTTGTTCCGCGTTCCCAAGGCGGTGGTTTTGTCGGGGAATTAAGTGCTGATTCCGAAATGGTTCGGACAGCCACCCGTAATGAAGGTATTGAATGGCTGACCTCGGGCAATGAGTTGGTTCGGTCGGCCCAGCATTATGTCAAGATTGTCCACGAAAACGGATCCTTGGAAAATGCGATCATTGACATGAAAAAAACGCAGCTTAAAAAGTCAAGGTTGTGGAATGCTTTAATGTTGATGCAGACACATAACGGCGCCACTTTACCTTCCTTTGCGAATTCATATCGGTTAAAAACGGTTGAGGACGGCAATGACAAGGGAAGCTGGTCTTCGTGGAGTGTCGCTCTTAAAGGTCAGATCAAATCCATTGAGAATTATAATGAGGCCAAGAATTTCTATGCCTCCATTGCTCGTGGAGAATTCGACCGTGCATTGCCCCCGCCTGACGATGCGGTAGTTGTTGACGAAGTACCCTTTTAGTCCAGCGTAAGGAAAGGCCCCCTTTACCGGGGGCCATTCTACTATGGAAAGTAGTGTCAAACGATTTTTTAACCTCTTTAAAGGCTTTGAAGGCGCATACGGGCGTTCAAATTTAAAAGATGGTTCTAAACGGTCTGATCGTCACGGTAAGAAAGAAACCGTGTCTTGGGTTGTCCATGAACAACTAACGGAAGATCTTATCCAAGAGCACCTTGAGGGCAAGACAGGGATAGGATCTTTTTTAATTGATGAGACTAATAAGTGCCGTTTTGGAGCACTTGATGTTGACGATTATACTTTAGATTTGGTCGCCTTTAAGAAGAAAATTAAAAAACTTAAACTTCCCTTGGTGGTTTGTCGTTCAAAATCCGGGGGTGCCCACGCTTTTCTTTTTTGCCATGAAACAATATTTGCGGCTGAGATCAAAGACAAGCTCAGTGAATTCGCTTCATCGCTGGGTTATGGAAATTGTGAGATATTTCCCAAGCAGGAAGAAGTGAATTTTGAAAAAGGGGATCGTGGAAATTTTATAAATCTTCCTTATTTCAAGGCTGATCTCACTATGCGATACGCCCTTGATGATAAAGGAGAGGCCCTTAGTCTGGAAGATTTTCTGACTTTAGCTGAAAACTCAAGGGTAACGGAAGAAGAACTCCATAACTTAACCTTGGGCGTTTCTAAAGATATTTTACCCGCTGGCCCACCGTGTCTTCAGCAATTGACAAATGACGGCTTGCCAGAGGGGGGCCGTAACACCTCTCTCTTTAACATAGGTCTTTATTATAAATTATCTTCTCCTGAAAATTGGCGCGAACTTCTGGAAGAGCATAACAGGGAGTATTGTTCGCCGCCCTTACCCGCCAAGGAAATAGTTATGATCCAGGAACAGCTGGTAAAGAAAGAATATTTTTACCAGTGCAAGCAGGAACCCTTGCTTAGTTATTGCAATAAAAGTGTGTGTCGAACCCGTAAGTTCGGCATCGGGCAAGATAACTCTTTCCCTGTTATCGGAGGTTTAACGGTCGTGGAATCGGAACCGCCTGTCTGGTTTATGGATGTGGATGGAACGAGGCTGGAGCTTACCACAAAACAGCTTCAAATGCAGATTGATTTTCAAAGAGCTTGCATGGAACAGATGTACAAAATGCCTCCTAAAATGAAAGAGAGGGATTGGCGTATTTTAATCGATCAAACATTGGAAAATGCGACACGCATTCCAGTGCCGGAAGAACTGACCCAGAAGGGTCTCTTTACAGAATTACTGGAAATTTTCTGTACATCTCGCATTCAGGCGCATAGCCCGGAAGAGCTATTGACAGGCAAGCCATGGACGGAAGGCGGCTTTACCTATTTCAAACTCAGTTCCTTACAGGATTTTCTGAAACGGAATAACTTTCTCAACTATACCCGTGGGCAAACAACCCAACGCCTGAAAGAACTGAACCAAGGTAAAGAGGCAACTAAAAATTACAGGTTCTCGGATACCGAGGGTAAACGTAAACGGGTCAGGGTCTGGTTTGTTCCTGAAATGGATCGAGGGGAAGTGGAGCTTCCCGAAGTTGTTTTTGAGGAAGAGGAGGTTCCCTTTTGATAAAAGACCGTGAACCAATAACCTTTCTGGGGCCTCCCGGTACGGGTAAAACACAAAATATTTCCAAGCTGGTACTGGAATGTATCGAAGAGGGGATACCCCCTGAACGAATTGCGTGTGTGTCGTTTACGAGAAAAGCGGCTCAAGAAAGCCGTGATCGTGTGTGCAGGGAAGGCGGCTTACAAGAAGATGCGTTGCCCTACTTCCAAACGCTCCACTCCATGGCTTATCGCGCTGGAGGGTTTTCTGATTTTGAAGTTATCAATAACTCGGATTTAAAAATAATTGGAGAGGCCGTAGGTGTTTATTTTGAAACTGGAAGCAGCAATTCAGAAAATGATTTTGATCTTTTAGGTTCTTCTCCAGGAGAGGGACAAGCTTATCTGTCTCTTTACCAAATGTCCCGTAGCAAGAAAGTTTCCTTAGAGGAAATTCACAGGAAAACAGGAAACTATAATCTTAGATGGGCCGTGTTGAAAAGATTGGTGGACACTTACGAAAGTTACAAAAAGGCCAAGCATAAAATTGATTACACGGATATGATTGAGAACTTTATCTGTGAAGGCCATCCCCTCGATATCGATGCCTTGTTTGTTGATGAAGCCCAGGATCTTTCTACCTTGCAATGGCAGATGGTGGATATTCTCCGCCAGGTTCCGCAAATACAAGTATTCACGGGAGATGATGATCAGGCCATTATGACTTTCCAAGGGGCCGATGTGGATGCTTTCCTGGCGGCTACTTCCCGTAAAGAAGTTTTACAGCACTCTTACCGTTTGCCTCGAAAAATATGGTCCGAAGCTCAAAACATTTCATCCAGAATTATGGGCCGTGCTCCCAAAGTCTGGCAACCTAGAGACGCTGAAGGAACAGTTCATTGGCACCAAGATATACAGGACGTTCCCTTAAACGAAGGAAGCTGGAGTATTCTCACACGAACCAATCGTATGGGAAGCATCTATGCAAACCATCTTATCCGAGAGGGGTGGGTTTTTTCACGAAAGGGTAACCTCAGTATTCCGGAGAAAATGTATGAAGCTATCCTGAACTGGGAAGAATTGTCCAAGGGCCAAAGTATTATGCCCCCCCAACTTCGTAATATGTACAGATACATAAAATCGAAGGAGGGGGTCACCCGTGGTTACGGGCCGAAGTCTAAAAAACTTATGAATCTTGATCCTGAGATTCCGATAAATATGGAGGATGCCCACGAAAAGCTGGGGCTACTGGTTGATGGATCCAAACGCTGGCACCAAGCCTTGGATAATATTGACTTAGATACAAAGAACTATATTCTGAATGCTTTGAAGAGAGGCGACAATGTCAAGAAACCGCGTATCAAGTTAAGCACTATTCATGGCATGAAAGGGGGCGAAGATGAAAACGTACTCATTGTGCCGAACCTTCCTTACAGTGCTTATAAGGAAATGAGGCGAAACCCCAACACGGAGCACCGGGTATTTTATGTTGCTGTTACCAGAGCAAAAGAAAACCTGCATATTATTCTTCCTGAAAAATCAAAAATGGTTTACGAAATATGACACCTGAAGAAATACTTGAGAGAGGAGCGTCCTTGGTCAGTGGTGCAAGAGCCGCGCAACATGGTGATTATACTGCCTTGCATAAAAGGGTTGCAGAACTGTGGAGTGTTTATCTCAAAACGCCCATCTCGGCTTCTCAAGTTGCTTTTTGCATGGTCCTGTTGAAAATATCCAGGGATGAAACGGGAAAGTTTAACGAGGATGACAAGGTTGATGCCGCGGCCTACACAGCTTTGTGGGGCGCTTTAAAAAATGACTGAGGACCTGTTCGATGAAACAGTCTGGGTCCCCCCTACAGATTTTCCTGACCTTTCCTCTGAGAAAATAATCGCTGTCGATGTAGAGACACGCGATCCCAACCTGTTGACTTATGGTCCGGGGTGGCCTCGAAACGATGGCGAACTTATCGGGATTGCTGTAGCTGCCGATGGTTGGCAGGACTATTTTCCGATTGCCCATAAAGGAGGGGGCAACCTTGCCAAGAACATGGTTGTTAAATGGTTGAAATCCCAACTTAACCACGGCATGTCCGTGGTTTTTCATAACGCCCAATACGATCTTGGATGGTTGTTAAGCGAAGGCATAGAGGTCAAGGGCGAAGTTCTCGATACCATGATTGCGGCTCCTTTGCTGGATGAAAACAGGTTTAGTTATTCCTTGAGTGCCCTTGGGTCCACTTACCTTGGAGAGCGCAAGCAGGAAGAGGATCTGAGACGGGCGGCGGGTCAGCACGGCGTGGATGCGAAAAAGGAAATGTGGAAACTACCCGCGGCACGGGTTGCCCTGTATGCAGAGACCGACGCACGTCTTACCTTGGAACTTTGGAACATCCTCCATCCCAAGTTGATTGAGGATAACTGCGAGGATATTCTCAAACTGGAACTTTCCCTTCTTCCCATTGTGTTCGAAATGAGGCGCCGCGGGGTACGTGTAGATGTAGAACAGGCCCAAGCGGCCAAGACAATTCTGGAGGGTAAGGAAAAAAAGCTGCTTCAGGAAGTGGAGAAAGAGACGGGCGTTTTGATAGAACCCTGGAATGCCACCAGTTTATCCAAAGCTTTCGACAGCCTTGATCTTTCGTACAATAAGACAGAAAAAACAAAAGCCCCCAGTTTTACTAAACATTTTTTGCAGACGCACACCCATCCCATAGCCAAGAAGATTTTGGAAATAAGGGAATATAACAAGGCTAATACAACCTTTGTTGATACGATTCTTAACCACCAGTACAAGGGACGTATCCACTGTGAATTCAACCAGCTACGGTCAGATGGGGGAGGAACCGTATCCGGGCGTTTTTCGTCAAGCCACCCCAACCTCCAGCAGGTTCCTTCCAGGCATCCGGAAATAAAACAGATGATTCGTGGCCTGTTCATTCCTGAAGAAGGTTGCCAGTGGGGAAGTTTTGACTACAGCGCCCAAGAACCTCGATGGTTTATGCACTATGCCTCGTTAGCTCCGACAACCAAGAACAATGAAAAAGTTATTGAGATCGTAGAGCAATATCAGAAAGATGATCTTGATTTTCACCAAATGGTCGCAGATTTGGCTGGCATAGACAGGCCCAGTGCGAAGACCATGAACTTGGGAATTATGTATGGAATGGGCATTGGAAGGATGGCTTCTTTTCTCGGAGATATTCCCTTTGAGGAAGCACGTGAAATACGTCAGGAATACGATGATAAAGTTCCCTTTCTCCGTGACCTGGCTCAAGCGGTTATGATGACGGCGTCCCAGAAGTCGGAAATAAGAACCATGATGGGACGAAAATGCCGCTTTCCGATGCGGGAAACAAAACGCTTTTCAAGAGAATATAAAAAACTTCTGCATATAGATACGCTTGAGAAACAATGGGAAGATATTTTGGAAATACCTGTCAAGGAACGTGAGAAAGATTGGCAGTCTCATAACCCCAACCTGTATCAGGTCGCGTTCACCTACAAGGCCCTCAATAGGTTGATACAAGCCTCCAGTGCCGATCAGACGAAGAAAGCCATGAAAGACTGCGTGGACCATGGTCATTGGCCCATGCTTACTGTGCATGATGAACTTTGTTTTTCAATAAGGGACGATGGTCAGGTGGCAGAAATCAAGGACCTCATGGAAACGGCCATGCCCGATATGCGTGTGCCTTCCCGGATTGATGTAGGGGTGGGTAAAAACTGGGGGTTGGCTAAATAGTTATTCTTTCCATTGAAGAGGAATATTTAATCGGGCGCCGATGTCCCATTGATTTGTTCCCGGAGTTACTTTCCCTTGAATCCCCACCGTGCCCGGCCCAACCCTAGTGTTAATCCCACCTCCGACGGTTAGAGGTGACTTTGTAACTGTTCCTTGTCCGAAGGGGTTTATTTGTGTTTGTCGTCCTCCCCCCATAAAGGCATTGACTCCCTCGACATGTTCAAGGAATTTGGACACCCAATCGCCTGCTTTTGGATTATTTGTAGAATTGAAAATTTTCGAAATCCCTACGTTCCAGTTGAATCCTTGTGTTTCAGGGTTTTCAAAAGAAGTTTTGTTTTCGTTAAGCCAATCAACGTATCCGGGTGAAAGGGACTGAGTTTGTTTTGATAGACCTAATCTTGCGGAAATGTCAACAGGAAGAAAATTTGTCAAGTTGACGTTGGCTTGACCACCATAATCCTCATATCCGCCTCCCCCCTTTGCTCCAATTGAGAGAAATTTGGCAAGTTTCTTGGCCGAATCACTGAGTTCAGCAACGCGTTCCTTTTCTTTTTTAGCCTCTTCCTCCGCCTGAATAATTTGTGCCAATCCTGGTCTGTTCTCTCCAGGTCCATGATACCCGCCATGTTCCCAACCTGAAATATAACCGCCTTCTTTCAATTCGTCGTCATCAGCCCCGTAGTCATCGTCATCGTCATCGTTACCATTACCGCCACCGCCACCGCCACCATTACCATTACCATTACCGTCATCATCATCGTCCATCTCAAATTCATCGGAACTGTAATCAACGCCTTCGACACCTTCGGCTTCAGCGGGGCCAGCAAAGTCAGTTTCATCAGGCGTCGGGGCTTCAGTTTCATCTCCACTGCCTATGTAATCCGGAACATCCCACGGGTCCTCCGTTATTACGTCCCCCGTATGTTCGCCTAAATAAGCACCTTCCGTATCAAATAAATCAAGCTCTTCAGCTTCAGTAATTCCCGGCACGACTTGGTCACCCAATCCCAAATCTTGCAATTGCGGATTTACACCTGACCCCGTAAAGCCTTCGCCTACCCCACCTATAAGACCTCCAAAGTCCTCTTCCTCCTGCGCTTCCTGAACGGCTTGGGACAATTCTTCGGGGGTGTATTCGATTGGATCAATTCCAAAAGCTACGGCACGATTTACAAGGTCTTCCGGAATCTGACTTCTCGGATCTTGAGGGAGACCAGATAGATGTTCAGCTATATTTCGCTGAATAGTTTGTACTATGGATCCTGCTGTGGGAATTTCCGTTCCAAACGCCGTGTTTAAAGTTCCAATCCCTGTGTTAATAAGGCCCGCGGGACCTGCCCCAAGTCCAAACCCTAAATCCACCAAGGTGGCTACAGGATTATCAAACTTTGACTGTATAATCTCTCCCACTTTATCGCTGACAGATCCGCCTTCGTTATAGGTAGGAATTATTTCCTCGTAATCTTCTCCCGCTGTAAACTTAGGCGCCCACCAGCTGCTAATCTCTTGATCATCTTCGTCGTATTCAGTTTCGCGATCAATTGTATATCCCGTCGGCAGGTCTATTTCCTGAATCGGATTGTGATATTCTGGGTAGTTCCGGTATTCTTCAGGAAGTGTCAGTTTCCACTGGTCGCCCTCTTTCCCCCACTCAAGATTCTCGTGGGGCCTTGTCGGGTCTACATGTTGGCCTTGCACAAATCCCACTTTATAGGGGTTAAAGACATTCTCACCTGAGACTTCGTCTTCGGCCCATAGATAATCCTCATCAAAGGGATAGGAAACTGTTTCCTCTACAGGCGGTGTTACGGGAGGCAATACAGGCGGTGTTACGGGAGGCAATACAGGCGGTACTACAGGCGTCTCAGGACCCGTGGAGGGTGGGCCAGGAATAGTAGGAGCAACAGAGGGGGATGTTCCAATCACCTCTTCAGAAACCGTTTCTGTTGTAGGGAGTGTTACTGGAGAAGAGACGGATCCAATCACCTCTTCAGAAGCTGTATCGGGGAAATTTGGATCCGTCTCTTCTGGATATCCAACCCCCTCTTCTGGATATCCAACCCCAGCGGCTGTCCCGTCGTCCTCACCTAGAGGCACATAATCGATATCTCTGGAAGTGGCTAAACTTCTTCGTGCGTTTTCGAGGGGGATATTAAAAGCTTTTGATATCCTTAATGCGTCGGCTTCATAACTACTCCCATAGCCGTCTCCATCACCATCTCCATTACCGCCACCACCGCCACCACCAGTGTATCCGGGGGTGATCGGGTCGTGTCCTTCACCGGGGGTATAGCTAATACGCCATTCTTCGTTTATATCGCCGCCACCCTCTGGGTCCTCTTCTGAATACCATGAAAGAGAATAACCGGGGGGAAGATCAAGCTCCTGCGCCCAATCCCAAGAATCGTGTCGTCTACGATATTCTTGACTTGGCCTTAAATACCATTTCTGGTCTTCCCTCGCCCATACAAGATCATCATGGGGTCTTGGTGGCGTTATAAGATTGCCATCATCATCCCATTCCACATCATAGCCTGTTCCATAAGCCATTCTTCCTATCTCCTATTCCAAAGAACGCCAGGTATGGCCATCAAACTGAAGAGCTTTTTTTCTATTCTCACTTTTAACATAACTGCAATGTATCCAACCGGAATTTGCCTCTTCCTCTTTAAAAAATTCAAGTATCAATTGATCGTAATCCAGTTCCTCTTTCATCCAGCAAGCCACCTCCATGTTAGAGATACCGGAAATTACAAAATCAACAGCTTCTCCTTTTACGTGTTGCGATTTATCTGACGATCCAATCGCACGGTTTAATTCCAAACATCTAAAACCACTCGAGGGTGTGATGGGTCTGTTATATTCCTTTCGCACAGGTTCCAGTATATTCTCACATAAAGCTTTAAGTCTTAGTATATCGTCACTGTCCGGGTCGTTTTTTATGCCTTTCCTCAAAGCGGTTTGGGATTTGGACAATTCCCCCAATGTAAAATGTTCGGATAAATGCATTATCTAATGCCCAAAAGTTTATCTCGCTCAACATTTCTAAGAAGATCTTGACCTGTTTGAGAACCAAGAACACGGCGCCCGGCAGGAACAAAAGACCGTGATAGTTCATCTATAGAAGGTGCTGCGGGAAGCGGAGGAAGTCCTCTTCTACGAGGAGGTCTTCCCCTTATTGGTTGCCCTCTTTGTTGTTGTTCTGCTACAGCTTTTCCTGATTCTTCCAATTCATTTACTGCCATCCTTATTCCGCTTCCTGAAATTATAGCTAATTCAGAATTGAACATACCGGCAAGTCGATTTAACGAATAAACCAATGGTCCACCAGCTTTTAAAGAGTCAAGTGAGGGTAACTCTACCCCAGCTTTGATAGCAGCCTCGTATTCTCTGGCTCTCATTCGGGGTGATGTCATTAAGTTTAATACGGTCTTGTTTCTTAGCAGACGGGCCATGGCCAGAATGGGAACCATTGCTGCACCAGCCGCTATCATAGCTGGAAGACTCAAAGTAGAAAAAGCAGCCCCTATGGAAAGAGCAGTGGTTGCTGCTACCAATCCGCCAAACCCTTTAATAGGAATGTCAGATATTTTTTCACCAGCTTGGGCAATTTTAGTCAATTGAGAAACAACATCTTCGCCTAAAATAGTATCCAAAGCCTTGTTTTGGTTTTGTTTTAAAATATTTTTTTGCAATGCTATACCCCAAGAACCAGATTGCATGGTTGCTTCATCAAGACTATTCATCGAATTTCGTATTAGGTTATGCATAACCATATCTTTTACGCCGCCAATTCTGTTCAACTGGTCCTCTCCAACAGCACTGCGAAGTTTGGTGTAATTTTTAGGATTCTTCAGCAAACTGGTCACAAGAGAAGCGGAATCATATATAGATCCTTCCGTTACTGATCCTAATGTTCCTTTTCTTATAGCTTCTGCAAAAGCGTTGTCGCTTTCAGCTACTGTAGCGTTCACAGCCTGTTTCAGCGATTGTATTTGTCCTTGTAAACTACCAGCGGGATATGCTCCAAAACCTTCGGGCAATGGACGAAAAGCTTTTATAACATTTTCTTTGTTTGCACCAACTAAGTAAAAGTCATCCGTTACACTTTTCATACGGGAAGCAGCTTGGGTTCCAAACAAAAGATTCTGGGTTTCTTTACCTAACTTATCGAACTGGCTGGCAAACCTGGCAGGGGAAAACCTGCCCAAGGCATCATTTGATTGGTTGTAAGCACCCTTTATCCAAGTTCTAGCGAGGCCGTTTCTAATAGACTCGCGAACAAGTTGAGGATTTGCTCCAGCTTGGGCCAATAAGGACAAACTATCCATCTGTTCTAAATATTTTTTCGTGTGCATGGTCCTAAAGATATCGTCACTTGGTAATTTGCCAACCCAGGGGTTTAGCGTTGGAAGAATATCCCTGAGTCCGGACAACTGTATTACTTTTGCGGCTTCATCAAGTTGATTGTTGGATACAAGAGATTTAATCTGGTCTATGGTTTCCTTTGCTCCAGGTTTAGAAATTTTAGCTGCTGCCGTTGGGTTGGGTGTTACGGCTTCCAGATACATTCTTAATTTAGCCGGGTTCCCCCCTTCAACAATTTGTTTAACAACATCAACATTGCTGTTATAAAATTTATCCTTGGCATTTTTTATAATAACATTGACGGCTGTGTTGTTGATTGATTGTTGTCCATCTGTATAAAATTCGTTAGCCTTTTTCCAAGAACCTAGTCCTTGACGTAAAGACTCTTTTTCTGCTGGTCCTATCGGGTCCTTGTAAAATGTTCCGCCAATCTTTTTGCCTGTTTCATCAACAGCACCTGCTGGATGTCGAAGAAGCCCGTAACCTCTTGCTAGATTAAGAGAAAGGGTAGAAAAAGTAGAATCTATAACTTCATCAACAGATTTTATAATCTGTCCCACACCTGCTTGAGCAGCAGGTGCAATCAGTT